AAGAATAATACTCGCTCCGCATGCTACGCTCGTATTATTCAGTATATATAATTATAATACGAATATTTTTTCTGTAAAGTCTTCGACTTTTACAGCTAAAATATTTTATATCAGTAATATATTAGAAAAGAAATTACACATAACTCTTTACAGAAAAATTTTAGTATGGTATTCTTTATTTATAGATGGAGGGATAACAATGCAAAAAGATGACCCTAATACTATAAAAGTAAAAGGAAGAAAAAGAAAAATTGTTTATGCATTAGATTGGAATGCTCAGGCTTATGAAGATAGATTGGCTTGTGTAAATTCTTTAGAACACGAGGGTAGTCTGAATGGATTGAGCCCTTCGCAGTTAAATGAAGTAGCTAATTATTTATTATATTCATCTGACGTAAAATGCGATGTAGAATTAAAGCAGCCTTCTAAAAAACCAGTATCGTATGAAGAACTGGTTGAAAATGGAGTAGCAGACATGGCATTTCATAATGCAAAATATAAAAGTATTTATAGAACAATTAAGCCAACAATAGATAGAGAAAAAGATAAGGACATTCCAGGAATGCAAGATTTATGGGTAGAAATGGAAAAAATAAAAGTAATATACGATTATTTAGATGATTGTTTAAAAGGAAGAAGAGAGAAAGACTTTAATAATCCATTAGAAATCAATTATGTTAATCATCATTTTTATAAAAATTGGTATATAGATTTATGTTTACAGCAATATACTTTAAAAGATGCATATCGTCCAGTTATGCCATCACAAATTCAAGATTATATATCTATTAGGTCTGATAATGATTTAGACTTTGGAATAAGAGTTGGCGAATATGTATTATGTGACTCAGACGAAGACATGATGATAGATTTATCTAATCCAGTTCATATTTATGCAATGTTGAAAAGTTACAAAACAATTCGTTTGCAACACAATGAAGGAATAACGGATGACTGGAATGAATTATATGATTTATTAGATAGAGCAATAGCAAGAACCCAATTCACAGATTGTATATGGGATATATTAGAAATGAAAATTAATGGAGAAAGAAATGACATTATAGGTGCTTATGTTAGAGAAACTTATGGCGTAAATTATAATGATAATTATATAAGCACACTATTTACAAAGTCTATAAGTAAAAAAATAGCAAAATCAGCATTAATAAATGCAAGAAGAGACTTTCATGTTACTGGAAAACATAAATGTCCAAGATGTAAACAAGAAAAATGGGATGATGAATTTTTCTCATTTGCAAAAAGTTGTGGATATTGTTTGCATAAATTAAATGGAACAGGTCATAAGATAAAATTAAAGGGGTGATAGCTTATGGACTCAATAAAAAATTGTGGGTTATGTTCAAAGGCTAAATTATTAGAAGAATTTGTTCCATGTGGTGAGGATTGTTTATTTCAAAAAGATGGTTTAAGTTCCATATGCTACGATTGCTTAATAGAAAAGGTAGATTTTTATGATTTAGATAGTGTTAATAAAATGTGTCAATTTTTAGATATACCCTTTTTAGCTGAGGAATGGACCAAAATAACTAAAAAAAATGATAATAAGAAAGTTGTATTAAAAGATTACATTTTAACTTATAAAAGTAGTGAATTTGCTAAATCAAATTGGAAACAATATTCATTATTATGGGATAAAGCGATGGAAACTGATAATGTTCTTTCAAAATTACCAACATTATCTGCAGATCTCTTTATTTATTTAAGGAAAAAATGGGGTAGTTATGATGATTTTGGAGTAGAAGATTATTTAAAGATGGAAAGTTATGAAAAGAACACTTTAAATTATTATAATTTTAGAGATGAGGCAAGAAGAGACATGATTAGAAAGCTTGCATTGGTATCAGTTTTAATAGATAAGAAATTGGCTGCTGGAGATACGAGAGAAGTATCAACTTTAATAAGCTCTTATCAGTCTCTTATGAAAGAGTCTGGAATTCAAAACGCAGTTCAAAATGACACTGAGACTATAGAATCACTCAGTGAACTAATTGCATTTTTAGAAGAACATAATTGGTTAATGGATTACAAGGTAACAGAGAGTAGAGATATTGTTGATGCAACTATTAGAAATTTCCAACAATATGTTCAGGCCATTGTATCTGGTTCAGGAGAAGAAATTACTCAAATGTATAATGCAAAATTAATGGAAGAGAAATCTGGAACTAGTATAAATGAAGAAGATATTGAGAGCATGTTTGAAAGTCAAGAAGCGGAAGAAGAATTGTTTGAAGATGAGGCGTTAAATGAAGAAGAACTTATTGAAATGTTTAAGGAGATAAGTAAAGAATATGACAAATAGTTTAGATGAATTTATTGACGCTTATCACCACATGTACTCAGAGAGAAACGATATAAAAAGAATTGTAGTTACACCAGATTATGTAATGAATAATTGGGATAATATAACTTATGCAATGAGAATATTATATTTATATCCAGATTATTTTATTGATATTGTAAAAAGAAAAAATACTTACTTGCAAGAAATATTTTTTTATCAAAGGGTATTTTTAAGAGTTATGGCAAGATTTCAAAAGGTAAGCGGAATATTTGTTCGTGCTTATTCTAAATCGTTTTTAAATTTTATTGCTATAAACATGAAAGCAATGTGGCAACCAATGAGTAAATTATTTTTATGTGCAGATACAAAGAAACAAGCAGCCATGATTACAAAAGAAAAAATGTCGGAAGTTTATTATTTAATACCTTTTTTTGTAAATGAATTAGACATAGCAGATTTTGATAAACAAAAACAACATTACTCAACAGGTGGAGACGACCAAGCGAAGATAAAATTTAGAAATAAATCTGCAATAGATATTGTTTCTACAACAGACGCTGCTCGTGGTGGACGTAGACATGGAGGAACAATAGAAGAATTTTCTTTGGCAAATCAAGATGAGATTGAAAATGTTGTTATACCACTTATGAATGTTAATAGAAAGACTATGGGTGGTTTAGATAATCCAACTGAACCACACGCTTCTCAAATTATGATTGGATCTGCTGGGTATAAAAATACTTATGCATATAATTTGAGTGTCGAAATGCTTGTTGATATGTGTTTTGAACCTGATAAGGTTTTTGTATTTGGAGGGGATTATCGTATTCCTGTAATGCATGGACTACTTGATAAAAGGAAGATAATGGATAAAATAAAATCCACGGGAACATATAAACTTGAAACATTTTTAAGAGAATATATGTCGAGATGGGCCGGTGGTAGTGAAGAAAGTTACTTTTCTTATAGTCTTATAGACAAGAGAAGAAAGATATTGCGTCCAGAATTTGAACCAGAACATAGAGATGATGTATTCTACACCCTTGGAGTCGATGTTGGTCGTTTTAGTGATGAAACAGTTTTAGAGATATTTAAAACCTATACATCTGGAGAACGATTTATTACTAACCTTGTAAATATAATAATAATGCCAGGAATCGGAAGACACTTTCAAGATCAAGCTATAAAGATTAAACAACTGGACGCTCTTTTTAATTTTAGGGGTATTGCGGTCGATATAAATGGTCCTGGAGCTGGTATTGCAGATTTCTTAATTATTGAACAGGAAAAAGACGGAGAATTTTATCCGGCATATGGTTTTAGTAATAAGCCAAAATATCGAAAGACAGAAATGCCTGGATGTGTAAGAAAGTTATATGGAGTAGAGGCAAGTTCTTCAGCTAACTCAGATTATTATAAGAATGCACAGTTGATGCTAAGTTTAGATAGAGTTCGACTACTTATAAATGAGCGACAAGCGAGAACACATTTTACCAAATTTAATTATTGGAATAAAATGAAGACTGAAAAGAAAGCTACTCAGCTTATTCCATATATTGCGACAACTAAACTACAAGACCAATTGGCAAATCTAAAAGCAAATTTAGAAACTGCTACAAGTAATATAAATGTCCAAAAGATAAAAACGACTATTGGAAAGGACTTAGTTTCCTCATTTATTTATGGATTATGGTTTATTAGTTTAGAAGAAGAAAAAGAATTAAAAAAACGTGCTGGAAAAGGCACTCTTGGTCAATATTCTTTTTATAATTAGGAGGTGAAACGGAATATGGAGAGAAATGAAAAAGAAGCTATGATAAGTCGTTTCCAAAAATTAGCAAAAGCGATAAATAAGTATGACCCTAATTATGATAGAGTTTTAGATATCGACCGTGTAAGAGGATATAGTGCTAAAAATATTTCTTATGAAAGGCTAATGGAACTTTCTCCAGAAGATCCTTTATGGATTGTATTATCAAGAATGTATTTTAATGAACCCCAATATCAAAGAATCATAATGTATTATGCAACGTTATATTTAGATTATTATTATGTTTCTCCAGTTGATATAGTTGGAAAAGCTAATAATAAAAAACTTGATAAAGAGTATAATGATGTATTAAAATTTCTTGATGATGAGATTGGAGTGGAAGATTTTACAGTTAAGGTATTGACTGACATTCTTGTCGAAGGTTCTACATTTTATTATTACGATTTTATCAATATGGACGGTAAGGTATATTTTCAAATGTGTAAATTGCCACGAGATTATTGTAAAATAATTGGTAGTGCTAAGAATGGTCAAATGCCAATATTTGAATTAGACTTGAGTTTCATTGATGCAGTAATTACTTCCTTGGTTGCACTAAGTCCGAAAATTACGAGGGAAGATATTTTAAAACAATATCCAAAAGGAATTAGGGCTGCATATAATAGATGGCAAAATGGCGGAGATAGAGAAATAATTATAACTCCAGTTCACGGTATTGCATTTACAACTTATAATGGATTACCACCATTTGCTGGAATTATAAGACAAATTGTTAGAATGAGAAAATTTGAAGATGTTAGAGACAATTATATTGAAGACAGCCTTCAAAAGATATTGTTCCAACATGTTCAGGTAGATTCAAACGGAGACCCAGAAATAGATTTAGCACTAGCTGCAGAATTCCATGCAAATCTCAAAAAGATAACAAAAGGAATGAATAGAGTTAATGCGCTTACATCTTTAGCAGATGTTGACGTATTAGATTTATCTGATACAAATCGTGATAGTGATTTAGACTTTATTGACAAGTTTGAAGATAAGATGTATAATGAAGCTGGTGTTCCTAAAGCTATCTTTGATGGAGACACTGCAGGATTGTTAGAATTCTCTGCTATGAAAGATGAATCATTTATGTGGAATTTAATGACTCCTATTGCGACATGGTTATCATTTATTTGTAATGCCGAAATTGGTGCTCGTGGAAAAAGAACATATAATTTTATAGTTTCATATTTGCCAATTTCCTATCGTAATAGGGAGAAAATGATGGACACCTATTTGAAGAATGCCCAATATGGGTACAGTAAAATAATTCCTCAAATAGCTGTTGGTGTTAAGCAAAGGCACTTTGAGTCTCTTTTATACTTGGAAAATGATTTACTTAAGCTTGATAAACGACTTGTTCCCCTAATGAGTTCGCACACTCTAAGCGGTAAGGCAGGAACGACAACTCAGCAAACAAGTAACGCTACTGGCGATACTGGTAATGCTGACAACAATGGTCGTCCTAAATCATCGACCGAAGAAAAAACCGATGGTACTCTTAATAAAGAGGATAGTCAATAAAGGAGGCAAGTGATATGAACTTAACAAAATATGCCGCCCTAAATGTCAAAATTACAGAGTTTTCTAAGGTTAATAATCAGTTTTCATTAGGAAGAGCAAGAGTATTCTATGAAGGACCTAATGTAAACAGAACAATTATTAACTCGGAAGTCGCTAAGGAATTGATTAAGACTATTCCTGGAACACCTATTGTTGGAAAATTCAATTCTGACAATGAAGATTTTGAAGGACATGGCGAAGGTCAAATTGCTTATGGCTTTGTTCCCTTAGACCCAAATCCACTAAAAGTTGAAGTTACTGAAGATTATTATGGTCTTCCAGTAAAAAGAACATACTATGAAGTGGATGCTGTAATATGGGATGGAAGATTTCCTGAAGCTAAAAAGATTCTGGGAGAAGAAAAATCTCTTTCTATGGAACTAAATCCTGAGACTTTAGATGGCGAGTTTGAGATTTATGATGATAAAACATATCTTAAAATCACTAATGCCGAATTTTACGGGATTACGGTTTTGGGAGATGGACACACTCCTTGCTTCAAGGATGCCAAGTTCTTACAAGCATACACAAGTATGTTAGGTGCATATGAAGCACTCACAAAAGAACAAGAATCGAATATAGGAGGTAAAAATATGCCAAACGCAGAAGAAAAAGTAGTTGAAGTTGAAGTTACTGAAACTGATTCTACTATAACTAATGAAGAGGCTCCTGTTGAAACTGAAGCTACTGAAGTTGTAGAAACAGAAGAAGTTGAAGTTGTTGCAGAAGACGAAGCGGCTGAAGAAACTCCTACTGAAGATGGTGTTGAAGAAGGAACAGAAGAAGAAACTGAGGCCGAAGAAGCTACTGAAGATGAAACTGGAGAATTCGAAGAAACTGAAGAAGTATCTGAAGATGAAACAGAAGAATCAGAAGAAGAAGAGGCTGAAGAAAGCTCTGCTGAGTCTGATGAAGAACCAGAAGTAGAAGAAGAAACAGAAGCTGAATCTGCTGATAATGAAGAAACAGAAGCATTAAAGGCTGAAGTTGCTGAATTAAAAGGCAAATTAGAAGTTTATGAAACTGCTGCTAAAGAAGAATTAGTTGCTAAGTTCTCAGCAAAAATAAATGATTCTGAATTTATGAGCGAAATAAAAGAGAAAATAGCTGACTATTCTGTAGAAGATTTAAAATCAGCTTTAGGAGCAAAACTTGCTGAACAAGTATTAGTTGAAGAAACAACAGATGAAGAAAAAACCAATGGTTTAATTTATTCATTCAACGGTGTTGCTAAAAAAGAAACTGAGAAAGGATGGCAAAATTTAGTTAGAGCTACAAAAGCTGCTAACAAGAAAAAATAATGGAGGTAATCAAACATGGCTAGAAAACAATACACTATTCCAGCACATGGTGTTGTTGAGCACAACTTCTTAGCTGCTTCAGCTACAAGACAAATTGAAGCTCAAACAAAAGTTGCTGATGGAATTGAAACTCTAGAAAATGGTATGATTCTATTCATTGACCGTAAAAATATGGAAATCGTTAAAACTGCTGATGTTTCAGCACCTTATTTAATGCATTCAACTGTAAGATATTACAGAGCAGGAGAAAGAGGAGTTAATCATTTCGTATTTAACGTAAACAATGAAGAAGAATTACCAAGATTATGGAAATTAAGCGAAGGCGATAAATTCCACACAAATCTTGTATCATATGACACTTCTGAATTCGCTGATGATGAAGCTCTTGAAAAAGCTTTAGCTAATGGAGCTACTCAATACGGATATCCAGATGGAGAAGGTATGATTAAAGTAACAAAAACTAAAAATAATGACGCAAAATCTGAATTCATCGTTACATTAAGCACAATGCAAGATGACACTAAAGGATTTTTCGTTCAAGTAAATAGAGCGTAAGGGAGGTAGAAAAGTATGGATAACATTAAAGATATTATCGACTTAGCTGTTGCTACAGTTACAAAAGAAAATATCCCTTCTGAATTTACTGCTGCTGACCTTGAAGACTCATTACGTGAACAATTAAGTGCTTTCCAAGATTATAAATATCTTAGAAAACATGCTGCTGACTTATATGAGATAATTGAAGAAGTAGCAAATGTAGTAATTCCTCGTAAAGTTTTAGAACAATTTGGTGGATTTGCTGACATCAGAAGAAAAGGATATGGAGAAAAAATTAGCTTTACTGTAAGAACTGGTAAATACAGAGGTAAAAAATTCGTTACTAAAGCTGGAGACCAAGGTATTTATAAAACATTTACTTTAGACAACAGAGAATTAGTAATGCAACCAAGAGTATATGCTGGTGCTACTCGTTTAGAAATTGAAGACTTCTTACTTGGAAGAATTTCAATGGCTGAATTATTAGATGTATTAACAGAAGCTTTAGGAGAAAAATTATACGTAGAAATTGAAAAAGCTTTAGTTGCTTCATTCAATGCTCCTGAAAGACCTGCTGCTAATAAATATAGTGGAAATGGTTTAATTATCGAAGAATTCGATAAGTTAATCAATACTGTAAGAGCTTATGGAGACAACGTAAACATTTATTGTACATTTGCTTTCGCAAGTAAATTATATAACGCACCAGGATGGGCTTCAGTTGTTAAACCTAATATTTCTAATAGAGACTTAGAAGACATCAGAAACCAAGGATACGTTGGAATGTATAAAGGATGTAATGTTATAATCCTTAACCAATCATTCACTGATGATACAAATACTGAAACTTTAATAGATGATTCTTATGCATATATTATGCCAGTAGGAGCTGAAAAACCAGTTAAAATCGCATTCGAAGGACCTACTTTCGTTCGCAACTTTACTGACGCAGTTCTTTCAGAAGAAATCAGTCTTGAACAAATGTTCGATGTTGCAGTATTAAGTCATAACTACTGGGCTATCTATCGTGATGAAAGTTTAGCTCCAGAATCAATCTAATATAAAGCTAATCATATATAGAACTCGAAAGAGTTCTTTTTCTATTGACAAATTATATATTTTATGGTAAAGTGATATTAAACAGAAAACTGTCTACTATAAAATAGACAGAAGACTGGTGAAATGAGATGATGGAGGTAGAAAAGATGAAAGATTATATCGAAATAAGACTTATCAATACTGGAGATTCTGGTGTTGGATTAAGAGATACTCAAGCAAGAACTTATAATATTCCATTAAAAGGACAATTAAGAATAAGCCTAGATAATTTTAGAGCTATTTTAGATGATCCTACAAGTAAAAGAATGATTTGTAAGGGATTGGTTGAAGTAGAAGGAGTAACAGAAGAAATGTTATATGGAAGTATATTAACTGACGAAGAAAGAGACTATATTCTTGGCAGTAGAATTGCTCCAGTAGAAGAATCTTCTGGAATACATCAAATAAAAGTAGAAGAAGAGACTGCTGTAGTTCCAATTGTTAAAGCTATTACTTTCTATAATTGGATTAAGAATGGCAAGGAAGAAAAGATTAGAGAAGCAATTAAAAATCCAGTTAACTACGATACTTTAAGAGAAATAATTGAAAAAAATGATAGATATAATACAGACTTAGTTAAAAAGTTATTATCTGAATAATAATTAAGAAAGGGGTGAGTTTATGAAACCAACAGTTACTTTCAATATACCAGAGAAAATTACAGTAGGCGTGCCTCAAGAATTCACTATCGAAATAATGGCTAATGATAGTTTAAATACTGAGGTATATGCTAAAAGTGGTATTTCAAATGTTGAAGATATTGAGAAGTTAGAATATTGTAAAATAAAGACTTATGAAGGTGGTTTTGAAGAAGAATGGTTTGAGATGCCTGTTGACACCGGTTTTGGTCCAGATGATAATTTTAAGTTAAGTGATATGGAAGCAAAATTTAGGATTACTTATAAAAATATTGGTAATTCTACATTATTTTACGAAATATACGAATCTTCTTATGAAACTGAAAGAATATTACTAGCTAAAACGGAACAAAAAGTAGAAGTTGCTGAATTAGGAACGGATTATATGGAGATATATGAACAATTTCTAAGTGCAGTAACAGATGATAGATTTGCTGAAATGTCTCAAGAAGAATTGATGATAGATTTATTACCTTTATTAAAAAGAGGAATATATTATTTATGTAGAATTGCAAAGCAAACAGAATATAGAGCATTACCAGGATATGATTTACATGATAGAGATGATGTAGAATATCGTTTTAGTCAAAAATTAACTGACCATGAGATAGAATGTTTGGCATGGGCTATGGTAGTATCTTGGTTAGAACAACAAATAAATTCATCAAGACTAATTGAACAGCAATACTATGATGCAGGTATAAAAACTTATTCTCCAAATGAAACAATGAGAAATCTTATAACATTACATGATGACTATTATAAGAAACTTAAAAATAGATTAACAGAATATAATTATAAGACAGTCGACATAAGTTGTTTTGGGGGAAATGAGAATGCAAGATAAATATATTAGAGAACATATTATATCTATGGTTTATAAAATGTTATGTTGGAGAGAGGAAAATAAAGATTGGGAAAGATTATATGATGAACTAATGATGGAATTGACAATGAATAATGGTTTATTAGATAGTCTTACTGCAAGTACAATTGCATTTAAAGTAGCTCCATTAAAATATTTAGATGGAGAATGGTTTAAGACAAGAATTTTTGATGTAATAAATTACTTAAATGGAATTGCAAAAAATGCTTAATGAATGGAGGTGTGCCAAATGAGTGCATTAGATAATTATAAGGCAAGAGTTACTGGCACCATCGGTTCAAGCGTAAAAGAATATGTAAAAGACCAAGTTAGAACTAATCTTGATAAGTTCTTAGACAAATCTCAATATGGAATGGATGTTGAGATAGATGGAGAACAATTTAGAATAGGTATAATGACTGGTTCTATGACAGATGTTCGAGATGAAGTATTGGTATTATCTAAACCAGATGTCTTAAAAATGGGAACATTATTCAAATGGGAAGATGAATATTGGGTAGTTGTAAAGAGAGAGGCTCGTGTTATTAAAGAGTCTTTCTATGGAACTGCTTATAGATGTAATGTTGATTTAAAATGGGTTAATAGTGATGGAGACCTAATCAGTCAAAAGGCATATGCTAAAGGAAGAGGAATGAGTTCCATATTAGTTGAAAATAAATCAACTCAACCACCTGATATAATGCGTATGGTTGATACACCTATAACAGTTATTACACAACGTAATCTTAACTTAGAGCAAGATATGCGCTTCTTATTTAATGGACAGCCATATCGTGTAACATTTATAGATAATCTTTCTATTGATGGAACAACAATTTTAGGTATGTATGACGATATACTTCAAGAAGGCGATGATGTGGTTAATAATGTAGCTAATTATAAAAGATACAATTATTCTATTTCATTAGACTTTGAACCAGATGTTGTATTAGAACCAGGCGAGTCATTTACTGTTGATTATCATATGCTTGTCGATGGAGAGATATCTTGTAATAAGGATGTAATTATAGAAGCTCCTGAAGATACATGTAAAATAGAAGGATTAACAATTACTCCATTAGTATCAGAAGATATACCAATTAAAGTTATTTCTGCAACTAATGAACTTATATATGCTGAATTCGTAATACATTCTGGAGAAGAATGGATAAAAGAAAATGTATTCATTGTAGGACCAGATACGATAAAATGGAATTCTGTCGCTAAGTATACATTAAATACTAAAGCCGATGCAGAATTTATAGTAACATTCCCGCCTAAAGTTGATGGAACATATAAAACTACTAATAATGCGATAGCAATAGGAGTAGAAGATAAATTTTCTGGAGTTATTAAACTTGTGGCTATGACAGATGAGGGTATTTATATGAAAGATATTACTATAACTACGGCAGGTGGTAAATAATGAACAGTGCTTATAGTCAAAGTAAATTTTATAAGAAAAGGGGAGATTTATTTCTTGACTTAAATAATGATATAAATAGAATAGCATCTGCTTTAAACAATTACAAAGACGAAAATGGTATTTATGTAATAAAACGTTTGGTTGCAAGTATAAATAGCAATCCAATAGATGATGAAACTATTAATTATGATAAGTATATTGATTGGGATATTACTTGCGGAGAAACTCTTCTTTCAAAAGCAAAAGAATTAAATGATGATGGAAGAAGAGTGGCTGAAGCGGAGGCAAATTTAGTAGATAAATTAATTTGTAGAACGCCAATGATACCATCAAGAGATAATTCAAGAGAGATGGGTAGTTACATAACTATAAATTTACTTGAAGATGATTTATCTGCTGGTAAGAATTTTAGTCAAACAACTGTCTCCATAGATGTTTGGACACCACCTCAACAATGGATCATAGATAATGGATTAAGACCATATTTATTATGTTCATATGTTGATAAAGTGATGACAAATATTTTTAGACAAGATAATGGTGTTAAATATAGATTGGTTCAAGTAATAAATGTAAAACTTTCAGATGATTTATTAGGATTTAGATTAGTATATGAAACAATCCTTGAAAATTAGCTTAAGTAAATTATTATTAGGTGAGGGAATAGATGTTAATTCAAAAATAACTATATTTCAACCAACAATACGAGATATAGTTGTTCTTGGTTATGAAAGATTTGGAAGTTTGTATTCCATATGGAACTTAACAAGAAAAGATTTAGTTCCAGAAGAAACCGATGAGACATGGAATTTAGAAGACTGGGATGTATATAAGAAATTTATTATATATAATCCAGACCTTCAAAAGATTTTCAAAGATAGCGTTTTGTTCTTTATACATAAAAAAGTTGAGTTTCTCAAGATGCAGAATTCTATATTTATAGGGGAACTTGAGTCGGGAATTGAGCTCACAGAAGAACTTTTTTCAGAGATTCAAGGTGTTATTAAACAAATAACATCGCAAAAAGAAGAGGATTTAAAAACTAAAAATGCACCACGTACAAAACGTGCTCAAGAAATACATGACAAGATTGTCGCTGGCCAACAAAAACTTGAACAAATAAAGAAGGAAAGCGGCATTGACGACCTTGCTTCTCAAATAGTTGCGGTTGTTGCCCATGGACATTCTTATGAGGCCGTATATAATATGACATTATTACAGTTTAGAGCTGTATTAGAAAAGATGGTGCAAATAGAAAATTATCAAATAACTACAATGTTATCTCCTTATGTTGACAAAAAGCATAAGGGAAAAAACAAACACTGGTTAGAATAATTTAACGGAGGTAGAAATTATGTTTGAAATTATGGGTCGTAAATATGCTTCTGTTACTTGTGCTGACGTTGTTTTATATGACTTAGTTTGTGGTAATCCAGTAGCAAAATTCGATACTTTAAAACTTTCAACTATCGAACAAACTGCTGACACTAATGATGTTCAAGGTGGTAAAGGTAATCCTATCTTAGCACGTATTCCATCAAATAAACAAGTAAACTTAACTATCCAAGACGCTGTTATGAGTATGACTTATTTAGCAGTTGTTACTGGTGGAGAAGTTGTTAAGTCAAGCGATGAAACAGCTATCAGAATTGCATTTAATGAAAAAGTTACTGCTACTGAAGAAGGTTTAGCATTAGCTCATAAAATGCCAGCTAATACAACTTTATGGTTAGCTGAAGTAAAAGATGGTATTATAAGTGAAAGAAAAGCTCGTTATGATGCTCCAGCTGAAATTCAAACAGTTGCTTTAGCAGATGCTCAATGGAGACCTTCTGACTATACAATTGAAGCTGGTAAAGAATATCAAGTATTCTATAACTATGATATAACTACTGCTGATGAAGCAAAAGAATTAACTGTATTCAGTGATGTATTTGCTAAAACTTACAGATTTGTAGGTGATACTGAATTATACAACACTTATACAGGACGTAACGATGCACTTCAAATTGAAGTTCCACGTTTCGCTTTAGATAACTCATATACATTCGAATTAAATGCTGACGGTACTGCTGCAGTATTTGATATGAACGGAACAGCTTTAGCCGATGACGATAAACGTCTAATTATTTATAGAATCTATGACGATAACGGTAATGCTGGAGAAGCAACAGATTGTATTGAGGGAGCAAGTATATAATGTTCCAAGAGCCTTAGGGCTCTTTTTTATTGACATAAAAGTATTACTATGATATAATGAACAGAGAAATAGATAACAAAACCTACTAATTAACAGAGGAGGTTGAGAGAGAATGTTAGATAGGATACGCATACAAGAAGTTGAAAAAGCAATATTTAGGATGAGAGAAGAGAGACCTTATGGTGGAAGACGAATAGCAAAAAATGAACCATTTTTAATAGTAGATAAAGCTGCTGTATCAGATTTTAATGTTGTTAAAAGAAGTATTGCCGAAGTTGGACGAAGCACAGAGGCAACTGGCGCTATCATAAAAGGTATAACTTTTAATTTGACAAATGGACAAGTAATGATGGATTTGTTTAATGCTATCTTTGGAAATATTTCAAGCTCTCAATCAACAACTTTTACAGTAACTGGAGATTATGATATGGGCGATAGTAATGAATTGGTATTGCCCACACAGCCGGATGGACAAGTATTTTTATACTTATATACTGATAATGGCTTAAAGAAAATATGCGAAAATCAATACGAATTTAAAGGTAACGAAGAGCAAAAGAGAACAATAGAATTAAAGAGTGGTATTGGTGAATACGGTGGCTACTATATTGAGTTTAAAAACGAAGATTATAAGAATAAAACTATAAAGTATATTTACGATGAAAGAGTAAATAATGTAACAAGATCATCAATCGGTCAAATTGGCGAGGATATTATTGGGACCCTTGAAATGCAGTGTATTGCATATGACATATACAAAGAAGAACAAATGAGAATACTTATAAAATTTGAAAAAGTGTCTGTTAGCACAAGTTTGAGAATTAGTTTTAATAACTCTGAAAAAGCTACGAGTTCAATTATTAGTGTTCATGCATTGGTTCCAGAGCTACAAAATGGAATCAATAAAAAAATAATGACCATTGAATTATTGGATTATATAGATGATACAGAAGAACAAAGGTTAAATAAAGAATTGGATAATATATTGAATATGCCAGATTTGCCAGAAGAACCAGAAGAACCAATAGAAAGTGCATAGGAAGTGATAGGCCATGGCTTTAAATAATAGAAATGGAATGGCATATTGGACAACAGGAAATTATCTTCACAGGTTATATTTAGACAGAAATCCATTAGTATCAGGAGTTAATCTATCAAGTGATAACTCTGAATGGATGAAACTGTTGGAAACAAAAATAACTGAATTGAAAAGTAAAGAAGATATAGCACTAATACAATTTGATTCATTTATTACAGGCGGTCAAGGCTCTGTTAATGGTGGACTAAGAAAGATAAAAAATATATTAAAAGGTTCATCAGGAGTGGTTAACACATTAAATGAAATAGCTCAGATTGCTTATGAGCAAAATCCAGATTTAGACATAGCCTCTGAAGAAGGAAAAAGTAAAATAGTTGATTTAATTATTCAATATTTTAATGATGAATATAGTCAAAATAGTCAGCTATATGATAGAGAACTTGGTAAAATATACTCAGAGATTTACGAAAGATTGGTTAGTGAAATAAATTCATTAACAACAGACAAGGGAAATATAAGCAGTTTAAGCGGTTTTAAAGGACTTGCTAACGAAAAACTGATTCACGCCCTAATGAATTATAATATATATAATGCTTTAGAGAGTGGAGGAAATAAAGCAAGTATAGATAGAGCTATTGAAAAACTTAAAGATGAAGCATATCTGGTATCAAAAAACGTTGGAGATAATTTTGTAATGGGGACTAATAGAAGGTCAAGTGTAGACGAGATAATTACTATCCCATTAGAAGATGGATTAGGAGAAGTTCCTATACAAATAAAGACAAAACCTAAAAGTAATGAGACATCTATCCAATTTGTTCAACGAATGGAGATAGACAACCTGATAATGGAAGCAAGAGAAGATGCTATAACAAGAAGAGCCATAAAAACAGCCTTAATAAACCAACATTATTGGGCATCAGGATTCTATAAGCGTCTTGTAAGAGGAGCCGCAAAGAATCAAGAATATGATTTACCAGGAAACATAAATAGTATACATCCAACAGCTATTGAACGATTAGACGAAGACTCTGTAATAGACCCACTAAAGGGAATAGTAAAACCCTTCGCTGCGTCGATAATGTATAATATAGTTACAGGAATAGAAGATAAAATAAAAGTGTTATTTTATGTAGTTGTTAGCAGAGATGGATATACTATTATAAGAAGTTCGGATTTACTAAAAAATATGTTTGGTAAAAACGGAATTAAAAATAATGCAATAGATAATATGAAAACAAGTGGTAGAATGAGAATAAAATCTGAACCTATCATCGACGAAAGCGTAGAAGAGTTCTTTTCTAAGCCTGGTAGAGATGGTTTTAGGAGTAATGCTGTTGTAGGTGCTCCATACGAAAGAGATGAGTGGTATAATGCAACAGCTGGTATAGTTGAATCTGTATATCAAAAAATGGCAATAACACTATCGTTTAATTATGGAAAGATAGGAAGTAATGTTGAGGAGGGATAATGATGAAATTAGAAAGATTAGAAACATTAAATTTAATTAGCACAAAAAATGTGATTGTAAATGAGGTATTAAACGGTTTAGATAGAAAACCTTATTATAATAGATTTGAATTAGAAATAAATTTATCATTAGTATTATTTACTTTATTAGGTAATACTGAATTACACAAAGAAATGGCCAGGGAAGATATTAACTGGATTGATTTCGTAAATGAAAATTATAAGTTAATTGAAGAATTAAAAGAAGGAGAGTTTGGAGATACTTATAGAACAATCTTTGATGAAATTTTAAGAGGAGCAGAAAAGAAAGCTGAATACTATAAAGGGATTGGTTCTATTTTAGATGAACTAAAAAATGTATTTACAGAAGAAAATATTACCAAATTACAAGAAGCATTAAAAGAAACAAATAAAGAAGTTACTGAATAGTATTTTAAGATAGGGGTGAGTTTAGATGGCCAAAAGAGAAGTTGATATTAAGGTTAGATATATACCTGATACAAGTGCGTTAAAGTCAGCTTTAGAAGGAACTCAAAAAATTAACTTTAAAATTGGTGGCGGAGATCTAAAGAAAGAATTATTGGCACCAGTTCAAAATGCGATGAGAGAAGTAAATCGTGCTATTTCAAGTGGAGCCGATTCTAGTACCCTTTTAAAGCTTTTTAAAGATGTAGGAACTGCAGCTGATACTGCAAAAACAAAAGCTAATAATATGTTAACTGAATTAAATTCAGTATTTAATAGTGCAGGAAATCAAAAACTTTTAAAAGACTTAGAGACTTATCAAAAAGAATTGGCAAAAACCGAAAAGCAAATTGCTAATTGGGATAAAAAATACGGTAACAAAGTCTTAGGCCAAATGAAATCTGACTTGGGTGTAAGTGGTGTGGCCGAAGCTCGTAAACAAACAGCAGAATTAGAAGAACAAATACAAGCAGGAAAAGTATTAACTCAACAAGAACAAGCCAGACTAGATTTATTAAAACAATATGTTAATACTTGGAATGAGAGACAAGCCGTAACACCTAAGGGTGATTTAGAAGCACAGGCTAGTAATTTGCGTTTTAATATAAAAGATATTGAAACGCAAGTACAAACTGGCAATTTTAATGTGCAAGCAAATAAAGAACTAGCAGCTGTAATAGCTTTACTTGGAAATAATTTTAAATTTGCTGTTACAGAAGCTGGAAAATTAGAAGTTTCTTTAAAAGAAGAAGCTATGGCTGCCGAACAGGCCAAAAAAGCTCAGGCAGAATTACAAAAAGAGGCTACTAAAGGGGCCGCAAAGATTGGAGATATTTTTGCAGGTACTTTTTTAGGAACGAGTGCTAATTCACTTCTTCAATCTGCCTTACAAAGAGGAATACAATTCTTTCAAGAGTATGATGAAACATTAACTCGTACAATGATGGTTACTGGAATGACTAGAGAAGAAGTAAATTCTCTAACATCATCATACAATGATTTAGCTAATCAATTAAGTTCAACAACTAAAGATGTTGCTGCAGCTCAATTAGTATTCTATCAACAAGGTTTGGGAACTTCTGAAGCATTAGCTATGACAGAAGCCTCTATTGCCATTTCTAAAACAGGTGGAATTGAAGCAGGCGAAGCCGCAAATCGTTTAACTGCTGCCATTAGAGGATATCAGTTAGCTGCATCAGATGCTATGGATATTGCTGATAAGATGTCAGCATTAGATGCTGCCGCTGCTTCAAGTGTTGATGAATTAACTGTAGCTATGCAAAAGTCTGCATCTCAAGCTCGTATGGCTGGATTAGATTTAGATTATTATATGGCTTATTTATCAACAATGCAAGAAGTAACTCGTGAAGCGCCAGAAAACATTGGTACTGCAATGAAATCTATTACTTCTCGTATTCAAGAAATAACAGATATAGGAAAAGTAGAAGAAGACGGAACCACTTTTAGTAATGTTGCAAAAGCGTTAAATAGCATTGGTATAGCTGCAACAGATACAACAGGTCAATTAAGACCATTACAAGAAATAATGAACGAATTAGGTCCAATGTGGAAAACATTGGATAGAAATCACCAAGCTTATATAGCAACTGTATTAGCAGGTAATAGACAACAGTCTCGTTTTATTGCTTTAATGGATAACTATGATAGGGCAATGGAACTTGTTACTGTGTCTGAAAATGCTAGTGGAGAATCTGCAAAACAATTAAGAGCTTATAATCAAGGATTAGAAGCTAGTTTTACGCGTTTAAGTAATGCATGGCAACAATTTGCTACAAAAGTGGCAGACTCATCTATGATTAAACAAATTGTAGATATATTAAGTGGGCTAATTGAAACAATAAATAAATTACCTAGTGGATTAACTAGTGCTGTAACTGCTTTTGTTGCTTTAAACGGTGCAATGAAAACAATTAATATTGTTCGTAATGTTCCATGGAAAGATAATTTTAATAAATGGTTAGGAATTGACGCAAATGCTACTAAACAAATAGATAGTTTAGGTAATAGTTTTAGTAAGTTTAGCGATATCATTAAACGTGCAACAAGTGGACTAGTTGATTGGTTCGATGGATGGGGAAATAATAGTGCTCAATTAAAAAAAGCAAATGAAATGATAAGTGAAAATACTGTTTTAACAAATGCTAATTTGGGTGCTATTCAATCTAAGATGCTTCAGCAAGTTTCAGAAGCTTCTCAATCTGTAAAATTAAATGCAACAGAATTAGCTTTGGGAAAATCATATGATTTAGTTACGGCTTCTATATTGAAAAATGAAGAAGCTTTAAGTGCAAATGACGATGAAATGTTGTTAGAAACTAATCAGGCTTATGCGAAAGCTAAGGATAATTTACGTTGGGTTTCACAAGAAGAAGCAATGCTTAAGGATGAAATCTCTAGAGTAAAATCTGATCTATCTGATGGTTTAAAAGGATTAGATAATGAGTTCAAAACTTTTACTACATCATCCAAACACGGGAATATATTAATCAAAAATTATTTAGAAAGTCAAGGTTTCTCAACAAAAGGATTAAAAATAACTCAGAAGGAGTTTGATCAATATTATAATGATGCCTCTAAATGGCTAAAAAAAGATATTGAAAAGAAAAAGAAAGAATTAGTAGAACAAGCCAGAACTAAAGCAATGGAATTAACTGATCAATATGATATAACAAGTAAACGTTCAAGTTCTTTAAGAAGAGAAATGGCTCAAATACGCAAAGATTCTGGAATGTCTTATGATGTAGATAGTTTAGATAATAATTTACCTTCTCAAAAAACAGACGTGGGGAAAATTAGAGATACTTTAAAAAATAAAGATTTAAGTAATATCACTAAATTAAAGACAACTTTTTCAGAACTTGGAAAAACCATAAATTTATCTTCAGCAGCTTCTGGACTTATGATTGGTTCTATGGTAAATATGGGAGCTCAAGCAATAGGTTTAGATAAAGATTTAAGCAGTGCTTTAGGAACTTTTACTGGATTAGGAAAAACTTTAAGCGGTCTTGGTCTATACGGATGGGCGGCAGCAGCAGCAGTTGCTGGATTACAATTTGCTTTCAAAAAACTTTATCCATCAGTAGAGGATGTTAAAAAAGAATTAACAGAATTAGCTACAGAAGGAGATAATTTAAAACAAACTAAAACCGATATTCAAACTGCTTTAGATAGCTATCAAGAATTAAGTAAACAATTGAATCGTACAGAAGAAGAGCAAGAACAATTAAATAATGCTATAGCTACTTTAAGTAAAGAAGTACCTGGTGCAATTAGAGGATACGACTCTATGGGTAATGCAATAATTAATTTAGCAGCTGTAACAGAAGAATTAAATACTGTTCAAGAAGAATTAATAGCAAATTCAGAAAAAACTCTAGCGACTTTTAATAAGTTACAAAAAGCAGAAGGAACTAATTGGAAGACAATAGGAGCAGATATTCTTTCTGTGATTGAATACATAGGAAATCCTTTAGCTAAGTTGACAGAAGATATTACTGGAGTAGATTTTACACTTTCCGGAATCTTACAGAATACTTTAGAAAATGAAAAGATTGAAGCCAATAAAAAGGTTTGGGAAGAGAATTTCAGTGAAATATATTCTAACTTACAAACTTTAGTTGCTGATGTTATTGATAAGGGCAGTGAAGAAAATGCTCAATTGAGACAAAAGTTTTCTGATAGTCTAATATCTATATTCTCAACAAGGGGTATGCAACAGGGATTAGAGATTGAAGAAGTACAAAAGCAAATAGAAGAATTATATAGCAAATTTAATGTTAATACCTTAGATATGGTTGTTGATTTATCTGATAGTATGGCTCTATATGCAGATATTAGCAATGCTAGTTGGGGAGAATTAAAAGAGCAAGTCATCAAGCAATTAAAAAGTAGAACAGCGTATTTAGATTTAACAGATGAAGAATTTAATGCTCTTGTTAAAGTTACTTTAAATGCTTCTTGGGATATAGGAGTAGATATTGATGCTGTACAAGAAGAATTAAGAACTGCCTTACTAAATTCATCAGATTCAAACAGACAATTGGATATACAATATTTTAGTGATTCTTTAGACTTAATGGATAAAGAAATGGTAAAAACTTTAGATGATTTGAATTTATTAAATGTAGGATTTGTAGAATTATTTGATTTATTAGGCGGCAACGTTGGTTTAGATGAAAAATTTAGAGACGAGAGTGGAGAAATTGATAAGACATTAGCAAGTATTACTCTTTTAAATGAAGCGTATAAGGAACGTAATAGACAACAAGCTGAATTGGAAGCCAATGAAATTAAGCGAAAAGAAGAATTAGAGAATAGAAGAAAAGAATTGATAGAAGAAGCAGAAAATTTATCAGGCGGATTTTTAGGAATAGGCGATAATACAAATGGCTTTAGTTATGATGAAGAGTATGGAGCCTTGGCTCTTAATGAATCTGGATTGCAAAAAATGTTCGGAACTAGAACCGGTACGGATATAGCCGAAGAGATAAACGAAATAGATGAAGAATTAAAAGAAATAGAAGGTTCTTTAGAAGAGGATTCTAATCAACTTTCTGAAATCGATAATATTATAGAAAATATTATTGCTAATTTTGCTACAGCAGAAGCTCCAAGTTTTTCTACGCTTTCTGAAGAAATATCTAACATAAGCAGTCAGTTCCAGGAAGTATTTGATTTGGCTGAAAGTCTAGATAATAGTATGGGTAAAATGAGCCTTGATAATATTAGTAGTATGTTTGGAATAATCGGACAGTTCGAAGCCGATGCAATGAGCAATGCCCAAAGTTGGGATTTATGGAACAATTCCATTGAAAAAATCAACAACGGTTTAAGCGTTCAAAATGGTCAACTTGTTGCAGAAACCAGTGTTATGGAAGGACTTAATCAATTAGTAGCAGAACAGGCAAAGATGAAAATGGCAGAACATTTAGCTACCATAGATGCTAATGCCGCTGAACTTCAATATCAAAATGATATTCTAAATACTCAATTAACAGCAGTTCGTGCTGCTATAAAAAGATTAGAAGCAAATGGTACTACTTCTGAAGCAGAGTCGGATATGTATAATGCTTTAGATGCTTTAGATACTCAATTTAATGCAGAAAGAGTTGCTAGAGAAATAAAAGCAAATAATACGATTTTAACTTATACTGCAGATTTTGCTTCAAAATATTCAAAAATTATAGCAGCTGCTAAAGACGGCAAATATACTGGAGAATTTGAATTAACTGAAGTAAATTTTGATAATATCATAAGTGAGTTAAAGGGAGATTTGCAAACTGAATTAGATAAGTATATTGTAGATGGAGATGTTACAGCAAGTTTAAATAACTTATATGATTTAGAAAAACAATTGCAAGGACAGATAGATAATAATAATAAGACTATTAACAATACTTTAGACTTAAAAAGAAAAATTACGGCCTATCTTTCTGATGAAAATACAAATCTTGCTGGGGTTGCTAAAGGATATGATAATGCAAGTGATTCAGCTAGCGATTATAATGAGAAACTCGAAAGAACTTTAACTTTACTTGAAAAAATAGAAGGATTACAACATACGATAGATGAAAACGAGACCTTTAAATCTCTATACGAGGGATATGATGGAGAAGCTTATGGACGTTTATTAATGTCTAATCTTAATTTGGCTCAACAACAATATGAAGTATATAAAGATTTATTTGCTATGCAACAAGAAATGACCAATCAAGCTGCCGGAGATTTATTAGACTCTCCTTATGGACAAATGTTCAAAATTATGGAAAATGGTGATATTGGTTGGGCAGATGCATCAATGTATGATAAATACAAAAATCTTCCTGATGATATGCAAGAGGATATAGATAATTTAGTAGAGGCTTTTCAAAAACAAAGAGATGCTTTAAGAGATACTGAACAAGATTTATCTAAATATGCTCAAGAAGTAAGAAAAGTTCGAGAAGAACTTGTTGAGATGGAAATAGAAATAGAGAATGAATTAGTAGAAGCAATAAAAAATCGTGAAAAAATATTGCATGATGCTAGAATGAAGGCTCTTGATGATGAAGTTGCAATGATAGAAGAAGCTGTTGAAAAACGTCAAAAAGCTAGAGATAATGAAAACGATAATAAAGAATTATATGAAGCTCAAGAAGCTTTGCGAAGAGCAACACTAGATTCTTCTGGAAAGAATAATGCTTCATTGTTACAATTGCAACAAGAATTGGAAGATAAGCAACTTGAAATAAGTGAAAAACGTTTTGAGCAAGACATGGAAGATCGTAAGAACTGGTTACAGGATACTAAAGATGCAGAAACAGAAACTTATGAATATCGTCTTGAAACAATGACATGGTATTGGGAAGAAGTTCAAGTAATACAAGAAGCTGGAACCGAAGCTATGATGACAGCACTTATTACTTGGAATGAACAATATAGAACAACAAGTGAATTGCAACAAAGAGAAATGGAACGAAATTGGCGAGAAACAATGGATGCCATGAGAGCTGCTACAGATATGGGAGCGGAACTTGGTAAACTAACTCAAGATATAGTTACAGTAACACAAAATGTAGAAAGTATGAATATATCTATTGATAAATTACCAGGGACATGGCAAAAAGCTACAAATGCTGCTAATGCTTATGCATCGGCAGCTTCTAGGGCATTAGGTTATTCTGGTTCTATTGGTGGAAGTATTGGAGGAGGAGTCACAACTACAGTAAATAATGGAAATAGTGATGCCAAAAATCCAAAAAAAGAACTTGATAAAGCATATATGAAGTGGGTTGGAAAAACAGTAGAAATAAAAGGCAGTGGAAATATAGCAACTTATAAAGATTTATCAGGTAAGGCTATTTATGAAAGTAATCCATGGGGAATTAATCCAAATGTTCAAGTAAGTGATATTCAAAAAAAGGGAAAAGATTATTATGCCTTTGTTAATTGGAAAGGTGGTCGTTGGATAGCAATTGATCAACTTCAAACTACAGATTTATTTGGAAAGGCTCTTAGTAAATATAAAACAGGTGGTATGGTAGATTATACTGGACCAGCCTGGGTAGACGGAACTAAGTCTCATCCAGAGGCATTCTTAAGTGCATATCAAACAGAACAAATTGGAGCTCTTGCTGGAGCATTAGACAGTAATACTGTAAATAACATATCTGGAGATTCAAATATATCATTTGGTTCGATTAACTTTAATGTAGCGTCAATGTCAAGTGCTGCCGATGGACGTAAGGCATTAGATATTTTCGTTCAAGGAGCAAATGACTTAATGGCCAAAAAGGGAGTTAATACAAAAATAAATTTAAACATTAAATAGGAGGTAAGATATTATGGCTGCGCATGAACCGGTATGTGGTAGAGCAAATATATTAGATGTTGTAGATAAGGGTGAAATATATCTTACTTTTGTCTTTGATGGAATAGATTCAACACAGATAGGAGTTGTAAGTGTTTCAGATGGAAGTACTTATGATACTCCTATCCTTCCTACTTTTACTGATAATTCACTGGAAGTAGATGGATATGATGGAAGATATTATTTTAATACAAGAATAACACAAAAAGATTTTACATATAATTGTTTTATTGATAATTTATCGGCATTTCAATTTGATCAATTAAAATCTTGGATTAGACCAAAAAAGATAGGAAAACTAATAAGACCAGAAGAACCTTATAGATACTATTGGGTTAAGGTTAGTTCAGTTGATAATCTTGGAAATATTCCACTTACGCATCCTGATACAGGTGGAGTAAGTTATACTGGTAATTTTAGTGTTACATTTACAACAATTGGGCAATCTTGTGGTTATGGAATGTTTTACTATCAAGATGATTTGAAGTATTATGAGTATAGAGATATATTTGATGGCACACAAGACTATTATTACGATACTGGACTACTATATAAAGAAGAGATGTTACCATTACACGTAACAAGAACTGCAGGAACATGGGACCCACAAATATATAATCCAGGAACCTATCGTTCTAAAATAAGGCTTCAAATAACGCCAAGCGCTGATATTGCAAGTGGAGTAATTACATTAACGAATGAAACCATTGGTGACGTTGGTATAGTTAATCTTAATAACCTTAAAAAGGGAGACAATTTGGTTATAGACTGGGGAAATAATACATATACCTTAAATGATAATGTAGACTATACTGAAAATGTACATGGAGATATAATGTATTTACAGCCAAGAAATTATGTTGAAAAGTTAGATAATGCTTCAATAGCTAATGATGGTAATGTTACAAGCATAAGTTTTGACCCATCAGTGAGACAAGTTAGGTCAGATGATATTGGAAAGACCATAATGTTTAAGACAGAAAATGACCCAACTGTTACGACTGGTGCAGGAGGAAGAATTCAATCTATAAATAGAGAAGGTAATGCCTTCATACTTGAACCAGGAGCAGGACTATGGACAAATGGAAATGCAAGTGTTATAATAACATTATTGGATGATTTAAAAAGTGAGATAAATATACCAGAGGGTGTATCATTAGATGTTCAGTGGCAAATTGAACCAAGATACTTGTAGGAGGTAGAATTATGGCAATAACTCAGAAACTAAGAGAAATTGGTGGAATAATCAATTCTACCGACCTTAATTATAATTTTAATAGAATGCAAGAAGATTTACAACTTGCTGTAGAAGGTGTTATATTTAAAGACCCATACACACAAGTTGAAACAATAAAAGATAGAAATTCAATACCAGAAGCAGACCGTGTTCAAGGAATGTGGGTTGCAGTTAGTGAGAATGGTGTTGTTTATGAATATAATAGAAAATACGATACATTGGTAGCAAGACCTTTTAGAGAGTTTGGTCCGGAAAAAGGAGACTTGCCAGAAATTCCTTTTAGAATAGATGGTGATGAGGGTTCTGGTCCAATGTTAAATGCTTGTTATGTATGTAGTGTTGATGATAGAGATACATATGATTGGAAGTATACTTCAGAAACTACAGGAGTAACCTACAACGATGGCGACTGGGCTGTATTTATTAAACAAGATTATGAACAAGAAGGACATTGGGAATATATCCCTAAATGGATTCCAATTATGGATGTTACTTCCATACTTGAAAATAACTTAGTTGGGGATTTGGATGATTTACACACTGATGATAAGTATAGACTTGTAAATGCTATAAATGAAATTCATGATGATTTAGGAGATCTTGATGATTTAACAACAGATGTTCATGGAAGACCTGGAACAGCAGTAGCTGCCATAAATGAACTTGATGAGAGATGTGGAGAACTCCCAGATTTAAAAACAGCTGCTAAAGATAATCTTGTATCAGCAATAAATGAAGTTGATGATAATGTTGGTCCAATCGAAAATTTAACAACAACTAATAAAGGAAATACGGTTTTGGCGATAAATGAACTACACGCTGAGCATGGAACTCTGAGCGAATTACACACAGAAGATAAAAATACTTTTGTTGGTGCAATAAATGAAATTCATGACGATTTGGGTACAATAGAAACCTTGACAACTAATGATAAAAGTACAGCAGTTGCCGCAATAAATGAATTAGACACAAGAGTTGGTGAATTGCCAACCCTAACAACTGCCACTAAGACAAATGTTATTGCAGCAATAAATGAAGTCGATAAAGATGTAGGAAATGTGGGGACTCTCACGACAACGGCTAAAACTGATACAGTTAGCGCAATAAACGAGCTTAAGGCAATAACTGACACTTTGCGCGGAGCAACAATTATAATTGGTAGGATTAATTTAAACACATCCGATGTTACGCCAGAAGCTTTAACAGCTAGAGCATTAGAAATAATGGGAGGGACTACGGTACAAACCGGTTGGACCCTAGTAGACAACGAACAACACGAGTGGCATTGGAATGGGGAAAATTGGCAAGACTTGGAACAACCAAACATATATCCAGCTCAAAATGATGTAATGGGTACGGTCATAGGTAGTGCAAGCGGTGATGTCAGTATTCAAGATGGAAATATGACGGTATTACATGCACGAAATGCCAGTAATTTGGGCGGTCAAGCTCCCTCATACTATGCTACACAGGCTGAAGTTGATACAAAGGCTGATAAGGATAATGTGTTAGAAAAAGACAATACTACTCCTTATACTCCGACATCAAATTATCATCCTGCTACAAAAGCATATGTTGATAGTTTAACAGGTGGAGCATCTTGGGGAGAAATAATTAATAATATAGAAGATCAAGAAGACTTAATGCAATTATTAAATGATAGACCAACTAAAAATCAAGTATTAATAAAAACGAATACTACTGCTTTTACTCCTACTGCTAATTATCATCCAGCAACAAAGAAATATGTTGACGATGTATTTGCAACAGTTAACGGATGGGGTCAAATTAAGGGAGATATAGCAGACCAACAAGATTTACAAAATGAACTAACTAAAAAACAAGATAAGGCTACTGCATGGAATACAGCAAATTTAGTTGTTAGTACAGTACAACCCGCAGTACCAGCACAAGGATATATAGTTTGGATAGATTTGAATAGTTAATAGAGAGGTGAGAGGTTATGGCTTCTGTTACTTATTACAGTAACAATTATGGTGGACGACAACTAAGACTAGTTCTTAATCAAAATAAAACTACCATTAATTGGACTTTATATTCTGAGGGTGGAAGTAGTAATTTTTACACTATTTATAATGTTAATATAGTAATAGCTGGACAAACCGTGTATAATCCTGGAACAGTTGGGTGGTCTACACAAAGATTTCCAGCAGCGAAGGGTAGTACTGGTGGAAGCATTTCGATCGCTAAAGGAACTACTTCAGTTGCTGTAACGTTTCAGGGTACAGTATATTACAATAGGTCAACTAATTATGGTGGCACTTTTACATTAGACACAACATATAATGCTCCAAGCTATAATTCCATCGCCTCAAATCCATCTCGAACCTCTGCTGTATTAACTGCGAGCATTAATACCGATGGAGCATCTATTACGGGTGGTGGATGGGATGTTAGTACTAATGGTGGGTCGACCTGGACATATTATGATGGGGGGCCTACAAACAAAACTATAACCGGATTAACTCCAAACACACAATATTGGTATAGAGGTTATGTAACAACTGCTGGTGGTGGTGCTAATTCAAATTGGGGTAACTTTACGACAACGGGAAATGCTCCTGTTGCGAATAGTATTTCGGTTTCAAATATATCAAGAACATCTGCTACACTATCTATTAGCGCTTCTTATGATACTAATGCTTCCAATAAATCCACAACTTATCAATATGGAACAACTACAAATTATGGAAATTCCACAGGGGCGTCAATGATTGGATTAACTCCTAATACAACTTATTATGTTAGAGGACAAGTAACAGATAACTGGAACAGAACATCTGGATGGGCTACTGGAAGTTTTAAAACAACTGGTAATGCTCCATCTATAACTTCTCATGGAGTTCAAACATATGGACAAACAACCGTGACCATGAGATATTCAGCATCTTACGATACGAATGATAGTTTAAGTTCTTATAAATGGGATATAGGAACAAGTACAAGTTATGGTACTACTTTTACAAATACTAATTCTTTAACTGGTTTGAGTGCTAATACTACTTATTATTATAAATTAACAGTGACGAGTTCGCAAGGAAGAAGCTCTACTGCAACAGGTAGTTTTAAAACAGATTATGCAACTCAACAAGTAACATCGATAGTTCCTGAGGACATAACTGAAACAAGTATAAGTGGAACTATAAATGTTCCTAATCCAAGTTGGTTAACTAATTTAACCATATGGATATATAGTGGAGATACTCTTGTAAATACAATAACTAAAACTACTGGAATAAGTGCTGCCAATAGCTTCTTATTTGAAGATTTATCTCCAGGAACTAATTACGAAATTAGGGCAAGAATAACAACAAAAACGCAAAACTCGTCTGGAGGATATAATTCAAGTATTAAGACATTAACTATTACAACAGTTGATGCGAGTCCAATCCATATTATAAAGAGTGATGGAACAGATAAAAAATATAAAATGTATGTAATGGGAAGGGGAAATATATATGAACCTTCTGTGATGGGATGGCAGAATGGTTATTATGCTACTGGAACAGTTGGTCAGGCAATTAGTGCAACATTAACTCAATCAACGGAAATTAATGGTGGAGCAGCAGCTTCTACGACTTTCTTAGAGATATTACCAAATATTTCTTATACTATCACAAATAATGATATAGAAGTTGACTTTGTAATTCATGGTACAGATTCAAGTAATAATATAACAACTACTGGATACACAATTTCTCCGGGGCAGAGTTATGAATATACCGGAACAACTTCTACGAATAGATTGTGGATAAGTATTAAATCAAGTACGAATCCGGTAGTTAATTATGCTACTGCGAAGTTTTTCAGATTAAATATATTTAGAACAATAGAAAAGACTTTAATATCAAAAGATAATATAGTATATATAAATGGTAAAATAAGATACATAGACATTATTCAAGCGGGCAGTAATTTTTCCGACCCTGTATATGCTAAATCTTCAGCAGTTGTTGCTCTAAAAGTGTATGATGCTGCTGGGAATGATATCGCCCTAAATAAAACGGTTTCTATGATAAAAGGTAAGAATCCAACTAATTTAGATAGGGTTACTAATGGAAATACAGATACAGATAATTATGCCAGAATAGAAGGTAAAACTACTAATGACTTAGAAACAATAATTCGAGTTGATTTGGGTAAAGATTATGCGGATATCGACCATGTAATATTATGGAGATACTATGGTGATGGCAGAACTTACCTAAATACTAAATTATATGGTAGAGATTCTACAACAAGACTTACGTGGAAATTTCATGATTTTAGAAATCAAGGAGAATATGCTGAAACAAGCAGTGGTTATAATTCCACGATAAGACACGAAGTAATAGAAGGAGTTCCAATTATATTAAGTGTTTTACAAGAACCAAATAATTCAACTAATACGATTATTGGAACTAAACTTACAATCAATGCAGACTGGCTTGCTTCTGTACCTCCTGTATTAGATAGTTGGATATCTTACAGAACAGATGCTATATTAGCAGCAAATCAAGGTAGATTGTTAAAAACCGAAATAGGAAATTTAAGTGAATTAACTACAACAGCTAAAGACAGTCTTGTGGGTGCAATAAACGAAGTGTGGAATGATTATAAGGGTTCAGATGAATATACAAATATATTAAATGCAGTATTAAATGCAGTTTTAAATAAATAGGGGTGATACAAATGGCTTTACAAAAAATAACTTATGAGAATAAAACAGCTTTATTAGCACAGCCAAGTGTAGCTAATACAAATAAAATATCAGATACTGATATGAATGAGATAAAAACAGTTGTAAATGCCATTTGTGATACAACAGATAATAATACAACGAATATCAATGATATTAATACGAAAATAACTAATTTAGAAAATAAAACAACAATAAAAGCTATTATAGATGTTGTTTATCCCGTTGGTTCTATTTATATTAGCAAAGACAGTACAAATCCCGGAACTTTATGGCCAGGAACGACTTGGGAAAGAGAAGCGGAAGGTAGGTGTATAATTGGTATTGGAACAGGTTATTCTACAGTTGGTGCAACGGGCGGTAGTTCAACAGTTACGTTGGACACTACACAAATTCCTTCTCATAGCCATACGGGACCATCTCATTATCACACAACTCCAAATCATAGTCATACTTGGAGCGGCACTACTTCCTGGGGAGGGGGACACACTCATAGTGTTCTTGGATATCCCTTAACAGGAGGAGGGTCTTATAGATTAACTGGAGGCGTGTCTGGGGCTGCAAATGGAGTAGATGGTACAACAGGAAATAATATTCTTCTAGGAGCAGCCGCTTATTCAGGAGATCATAACCATACAATATCAGGTACAACTTCTTCTGGAAATGGAGGAAATACAGGTTCTGCTGGAACGGGTAATACTGGTGCCACCGGTGGCAATGGTTCTCATAATAATATGCAACCCTATATTGTAATGTATATATGGAGAAGAATCGCATAAGGAGGTGGATATAATGAATACAGATGATTTGGAATATTCTTGGTCTGGCGGAACGTATTGGTCTAAGTATAATCATTGTAGAGTATGGGAAAATGGTACATATTCTTTAATGGTAAAAGACAAATATGGACAAACATCCACAACTTCATACGAGGTTGTAAACAATCATAAAGCGACAGTTCCATCTCCAAGTGTTGAGGGTATAAATGTTCAAGAGGGGCAATGGATTTCCACAAATCCAACAGTTCAATTTAGCAATGATGGTTCTTATTATATAGATGTTAAAATGTCTTCCACAGGAAATTGGGACTTAGCAACAGCCAAAGGGAATCGAACGGTTGATTTGGGGACAAATATTGGGACAAGAGAAATTTATGGGAGATGCAGGGACGACTATGGAAATGTTAGCTTGTCAGTATCTTTCGTGTGCGGGGTAGATGCTTCGGCACCAACGAATCTAAATTTTGTTCCAACCGTAATAGGCACAAATAGAGTGAGTGTAACAGTAAGTGCCATAGAAGATTTTGCTCTTCCTTTGAAATATTCCATTACTTATGACGGAGGACAAAATTGGTCTACTCCACAAATTGGCAGATATTTTGGTTTTCTTAGTGATACTTCGGGAATAACTTATACAATAAATTGTAGAGTCTATAATGCTGCGGGATTGTATGTAGAAGGTACACCGGTGCAAGTGACTATTAATTAGGGAGATGATTTTATGGCAGTATATATACCACAAATAATCGACAATTTAACTTCTACATCAACAAAGGATGGACTTTCTGCTAATCAAGGTCGTGTCCTAAAAAATGAGCATGGAGATCTAACTGAACTTTACACACAAAGTAAGGATACTCTTGTAGCTGCTATTAATGAAGTAAAGCAAACAGAACAACAAATCGCTCAAGCATTAGACGAAATAAATGGAGAAGTAATATAGCGTAAGAGACTATTAGGTTTCTTGCGCTTTTTTAATGGGGTGAATATTATGAATGAAAGAGAAATCATGAATAAATTAAAATACTTAATAAAGAAAAAGAGATGTTTGGAGAACATTGAATTAGAACTAGATTTAAAAGATTACGAAATATTTGCCCTGATAGAAAAAATAGAACAAGAAGGATATACAATAAATTATGAAAATGATAGATTTTTTATGCAACGTGTCCCAAGAAAAAAAGAACAATCAATTGATTTAAAGAAGACAGAAGTAAAGTCAATATTATACGTAAGTGATACACATATAGGCAGTAAATTTGCAAGAGTAGATTTACTTGATAAGGCTTATAGAATTGCCCATGAGCAAGGCATAGATACAGTTTTACATACAGGAGACATATCAAATGGAATATATTATGGAAGAAAGGATTTTGAAAAAGAGACAGAGGTTATTGGATGGTTTGACAGTTTAGATTGTGTAGTTAATAAATATCCATCTTATGCCAATATGACAACATATTTTATAGGTGGAAATCATGATGCAACTTATAAAGCAGAGTTCGGAAAGGATATTGGTGAAGCAATAAGTCAACAAAGAAAAGATTTAATTTATTTAGGAGAAGATTCTGCTGAACTTAAGTTGGGAAGAACTAAGATAAGATTGTTTCATGGAAGTAGAAAACTTGGATGTGATAGAAATTCTAAAATGAAAGTATATTATGATAGTCTCCCTCAAAATAAACAGCCTGATATCTTGCTAATGGGACATTATCATCATTCAGGTTTTATGAAACATAAAGATAGCTATTTTGTTCAATGTCCAGCATTATTAGATGAGACTCCATATGCGCGTAGAATGGGCTATAAGAATGAGAAAGGGGTCTGGATATTAAATTTGACAACAGATGAATATGGTGATATAATACAATTAGAACCAGAATTATTAGATTTTACAGAATCAAAACAAAAGGTTCTAAAAAGAAAGAAATAAGTTTTTTGATATTCTTAATTAAAGGTCTCTGCAATCTACTAAAGTATAGAGAGGGGCGAACTAAAAACTTTAAGTAGAGGAGGATGACTATGGATGCAATATTAGAATCGGCAAAGGATATCGCCATGGGAATTGCCCAAATTATTCTTGTAATCTATTTTTGTATTAAATATATTAACTCAGCACTGCAAAAGACTGATGTTGGTAAAAGCATTAAGGCACAAAACCATATTGATATGGAGATAGTGGGAAAAATGAATTACTATAAAGAACTTCTTAATGCAGATAGGGTTTTATTATTTGAGTTTCATAATGGGCAACATTATTCAAGTTATCGAAGTGCCTTGAAAATGTCTCCATCTTATGAAGTGTTTAGGGCTGGATTAGAATCTATAAGAGAGAGATGTTCTAATTTACCAGTATCAATAATGCCAAAGTTAATACAACAAATAACTACAAATGGAGAATCTATTTGTAGAGATATAGAAGATATTAAAGATGATATGGGAAATAGTTATGAATTTAAGAAGACACTGGGAATAGCATCTTTTTGTGATATAGCAATAAGAAACAAACAAGGAGATGTTATAGGGTTTGTAGCTGTACAATGGACAGATACTATGCCAGATAATGTAGATTTAGAAGAAGTAAAACATTTAGCTTGGTTCTTGGAAGAAAAAGTTAAAGAGTTAGTTATTTCTGATAAAAATGTCAAAAAGCATTTCTTTGGATTATTTTAAAATAGGGAGGTATGAATATGGCAAAAACAAAAAGTCTAACTTGGGAAGAAAAAATTGCTCGTATAGAACAAGCACCAGTTGAAGTTCAAACAATGGTTGCCAAAGCTTTCATTAGAGAAGATATTCCAGATGAAAATGTTCAGTATACTTTTAATACAGATACTATTGAAGAATTAAATGATGCTTCTGAAGATAGTATGGTTGAAAATATTAACGCAGAGCCACAAGAAGGAATTGGTGCAGGAGAATTTTTTATAAGAAATTCTAAACCAAGTGGAAACAAAAACTTTATCGTAAAGGGCAGCGGTGGTTGGAATACTTGTATAAAGGGTTATCCAATGGACCCAAATGCAAACTGTTTAGCTAATTGTGTAGGGTATGCGTCAGGCCGTTTCAATGAAATAATTAATGAGGCAAGAGGAACTACTGGATGTACTTATACTACATTAAACTGTAATGCAGAAAACTTCATCGAAAGAGCAAAAGCAGCTGGACTTAAAACAGGTTCTACTCCAAGAGTTGGAGCTATTGGATGCGCTATGAAAGGTAGTACATTAAATGGAGGAGACGGAGCAGGACATGTATGGATAGTTGAAAAAGTTAATAGTGCTACTTCAACTTATACATCAGAATCGGGATATGGTTCAACAGCATTCTGGAATCAAACAAGAACAAATAACAATGGTAGATGGGGATTAGGCTCAAGCTATACATTTAGAGCATATATTTATTTACCAGATGATGTTCAAAAAGTTGTAGATGGTAATACACCTAGTCCAGAACCAACACCACAACCAGGACCAGTTGGAAAATTCAACATTGGAGACAAAGTCGTTATCAACGGACCGCTTTATGTTAGTTCTAATGCTAGTAGTCCTGCTGGTAATGTCAGTAATAAGATTACTAATATTACTCGTAGAGTAGATGGTAGTGCCCATCCTTATAATACAACTGGAGATTTAGGATGGATGGACGAAAGTTCAATTACTAAATATGTTGAACCGACTCCTGCACCAACACCACAACCAACTGGGTTGCAAGTAGGAGATAGGGTGAAAATCATAGGAACGGGAAATGGAAGTTCTTATGGAGATGCGAACACTGCTTATGGAATTGGATGGGAAAGACAAATTCTTCAGATTTATGAAGGTCGTCCATTTCCTTATAGAGTAGGAAATGCTGCTGGAGTAACAACCGGTTTTTATAAGGCAAATTCATTACAGAAATTATAATAAATAAGCCTCTTACGTGAGGCTTTCTAATGATTTGGGGGTGAGATTATGTTAGCACAAATAGGAACTGCTTTATTAGATATTTTAGAAGTAATGGGTCTTATGGGTGTGGTATTATTTATATTATCATTCGTAAACATAGGATGTAGTATGGTATATAATATCTCAATGAAGAAAGAAACTTTTAGATGGAAAAGGCTGTTTTTTGGATTAGGTAAAACGGCATTATTTTATGGAAGTGCAATTTTAGTGGCAATCGCCTTTACGATTCTTCCATTCATTAATTCCTTGGTTGGAACTATATTTGGTCAAGAGCTAATAAGCAATGATATGCTTCAAAGTTTGTCAGGAATAGGTGTTCTTGGAACATGCATGGTTGCAATAGTGCAACAAGGACTAAAGGCATTTGAAGGTGTTAAAAAACTTGGAGAAGTCAAGGATGATGAGGAAATAATTACCTGGGAAGTAAAAGACGAGTAGGTGAGAATATGGTATTAAGAGATAAAACAATAAATACATCTAACATAACCGACAGTGACAAGATTATTAAAGGGGTTAGAGGTTCTACACTAAGTATACAAGTAGATGGGAATGTTAATTTGACATTAAAAGGTTCTCATGAGAATTTTGTATCTTCTCAATATTATACTATTGGAGTTGTTAATATGACAACAATGCAAAAGATGACTTCTATAACAGGAGCGGGATTGTATTTAGTTATTATTGAAGGATTGGATGAAATAGTATTAGAATTATCTGGTACTGGAATAATTCATTGGAAAGAATTGGGTGATTAGTATAATGAGTAAGACAGATAGTGTAGCAAGGATACTGGCCTTAGCCGGTGGAAATGGTGGTGGAGGTACAACGGGAACCACTAATTACTTAGAACTTGCAAATAAACCTATGATTAATGGTGTAGAACTAATTGGTAATAAAACTACAGAGGATTTGGGTATTGAAGCTGGCGTTAGCGAAGAAACACTTATCCAAACAATAGCACAAGAAAGTGCGGCAAGACAAAAACAAGACGATCTATTACAAGGGGAAATCGAGACTAAGATTACGCCAGCGAATATTAAAGCTGGAGAAGGAGTTAGTATTGAGCAATCAGGCTTGGATGTAACTATTAGCGCAATAAATAACGTAATAGATGATAGCGAGCCTAGTTTAATAAAGACCTATTCATCTAGTAAAATAGAAAGTCTAAGTGGTATTAAGGTTCTAACAGGAACAAATGAAAAACCCATTATCGCTAATGATTTATCTATTGGTACGTATGTTATTTCTGGAGTTGTTCAATCAAGTCAAAGTAATACTACAAATATAACTGTTCCTAAAAAACTTTATTCAGTAGATAAGACAGACTTAGGAGCTGCAATATGCTATGAGAATCCTAAAACTTCTCAACAGACTTATTATGAATTTAGACTTGAGGGAAATGAAGCGCCAACACAAAAGCTTCAAACTTATGTTACTACAGAATATTTAAGTTCAGCAACCTTAGATGGTGGAACTTGGATATAAAATTTAATAGGAGGAATGAAAATAATGGCAAATACAATTTTAATTAAAAGAGGAAACAAGGCTGACTTAAGTTCTTTAGAGTTGCTTCCTGGTGAATTAGGAGTAGCTTTAGATACTCAAGAACTATATGTCGGAGACGCTGAAGGAAATGTAAAGATAGTTAAAGGTGGAGCTTCTGGTGCTGTTGAAAGTGCAGATAAGTTAACTGTACCTAGAAACATATCTATATCTGGAGATGGAACTGGAAGTGCTAGCTTTGATGGTTCTAAAGATGTAACAATTTCATTGGCTTTATCTGATACAGCTGTTACTGCCGGTACATATACTAAAATAACTGTTGATAGTAAGGGTAGAGTAACAAAAGGCGAAAATATTGCGATTACTGACGTTACAGGATTACAAGATAAAATAAGTTCAATTGAAACTTCTGTTAGCGGTAAAGCTGATAAGGCAAATTCTCTAGCTGGATATGGTATAACAAATGCGTACACTAAAACAGAAGTTGATGGCAAGGTTAGTGATTTAACATCTCAATTGGGAACAGCAAATGAGGCAATAGAAGGTTTAGAGACGTCTATTGAAGGTAAGGCTGACAAATCTACTACACTAGCTGGTTATGGAATTACCGATGCTTATACCAAAACTCAAACAGATGGATTCTTGGCTCAAAAAGCTGACACTACTGCCGTTAACGGTAAGGCAGACAAATCAACAACTTTAGCAGGATATGGCATTGAAGATGCATATACTAAAACAGAAGTAGATGCAAAAGTAAGTTCTGTTTATAAATATAAAGGAAGCGTAGCAAATGAAGCTGCATTACCTCAAGAAGACCAAGTAACAGGAGACGTTTATAACGTTGAAGATACCGGAATGAACGTTGCATGGGACGGTACTAAATGGGATAAATTAGGTTCAACAGTTGACTTAAGTGCATATATGACAACTGAAACTGCAAATTCTACTTTCGCTACAATTACAACTGTAAATGGAAAAGCAGATAAGGCTACAAGCTTAAGCGGATATGGAATTACTGATGCTTATACTAAGACTGAAGCAGATAATGCATTCATGAACAGCGCAGAAGTTGAAAGTGCAATCACTGCAAAAGGATATGCTACTACAAGTGCTATGAATACCGCATTGAGTTCAAAAGCTAACAGTGCTGATGTTTATACTAAAACAGTTGCTGATAGCACATTCTTAAAAGAAATTCCTGCTGAATATATTACTGAAACTGAATTAAGTGCTGAATTGGAAGGTTATGCTGAAAAAGCAACAACATTAGCTGGATATGGAATTACAGATGCATATACAAAAACCGAGGTTGATAATAAACTAAGTGGAAAATTGGGAACTTCAGATGTAATAGATGGAGGAACGTTTTAGGAGGCGTCTAAATGGCACTATCAAAAATAACCTATATTGATAAGACAGCTCTACAAGAAAATTCAACAATTGCAGATGTAAATAAAATAACCGCTTCTGATATGAATGAAATAAAGACAGTTTTTAATGCAATGGTAGATGCTTTTGGGGGATTGCCAAAAGTAATAAATGATTTAACAAGCACAAGTACTACAGATGCTCTAAGTGCATATCAAGGAAAACTCTTGTTAGATAGATTAGTAACATTAGAAACCAAAGTAAATAACATGCAAACAGTGGTTAATAAACTTAATACCAACTTAGGTGACTTAACCATTAAAGTTGTTGATACTTGGTAGGAGGCAAAAAATGATAAAAAATATTACGGCCTTAGTGTGTGTGAGGAGGGGTCACAGAGATTCCTCCAAAATTACACTTCCTTGGAAAAGGAGGTGTAAGAGTAAATTAGTTTCTTGCGTAGGTGATTCTTATGCCTAAACAAGCTCAATTAAAGAAGAATAATGAAGATATCTTCTTAAATATATATAAAATCGGAGACATATATATTACGACTAATAGTGAAAATCCTGCTAACAGATTTGGTGGAAAATGGGAATTATTTGGACCAGGTAGATGTTTAGTATGCGTTGATACTTCTCAAACAGAATTTAATTCAGTAAAGAAAACTGGTGGAGAAAAGACTCATAAGCTAACGATTAATGAAATGCCAAGTCATAGTCACCGTTTTAAAGCTTGGGCTTGGGGCTACACAAGAGCAAGTGTAGCCAATTATTGTGCTGATCAAAGTATGCAACATGATAATTTTGAAGATAACGGAAGTCATATTGCTAATACAGGTGGGGGACAGGCTCATAATAACTTACAACCATACATAACTTGTTACATGTGGAAGAGGGTTGGTTAAACTCAAAAAAAGGAGAGGATCAGTATGAATAAAGTTACATTTGAAGATAAAATAGCATTAAATGAAGAAGCATCTATTGATGTAAAAAATAAGATTACGGCAGATGATGTGAATCAGTTAAAAAATGCTATCAACTCAATTATCGAGGGCGGTTTAGAAACTGCAATAGCTAATGCTATTAAAGAAGAAAACCAAAAACGATATCATGTTGGCTCTTTAATATTTGATACTAAAAATACTAATCCTGCTACTTATCTGGGATTTGGAACTTGGCAATTATGGGGTTCTGGATGTGTTCCTGTAGGAGTTGACACAGCACAAGCTGAATTTGCAACTCCTGAAAAAACGGGAGGGGGGAAGAGCATTACTTTAACAAGTGCAAATCTTCCTGCTCATACACATTCAATAGCTAAACATAGACATAGTATTCCGAATCACACTCATACAGGTCCGTCTCATAGTCACACAACTCCTAATCACTCTCACACATTTAGTGGAACAACTGGAGGCGGAGGAAGCCACAACCATCAAGTATATTTGAATGATGATGTGAATTTTCCGATGATTGGATTTCCAGGATGGACTGGTCCTACAACAAGTGGGCCAAGAGTAATAATGAATCAAAGTAGTGGACAGGGTTTTTATATGTGGGCTCATGGAGTTGGAAACCATACGCATGGGTATTCTGGTACAACATCATCAAATAATGGAGGTAATACTGGAGCTTCAGGAACGGGAGCAACGGGAGGATGGTCTGGTAATACAGGAGAAGGAGGACCAACCGCAACCGGTAGTACAGGCTCTGGAACAGCAGTATCAGTACTACAACCTTACATAACTTGCTATATTTGGAAAAGAACTGCCTAATAAAAAGAGGTGAGAAAAAATGGCAAACACAATTTTATTAAAAAGAGGATTATCTACTAATATTAATTCAACAGTTTTAGCTGTTGGAGAATTAGCCATTACCACAGATACTCATGAATTATATGTGGGAACAAGTAGCGGAAACGTAAAGTTATTAGATTTAGTTGATTATTACACAAAAAATAGCGTAGATACCCTATTGGACGATAAGGTTGACAAAGTTTCGGGAAAGCAATTAAGTACAAATGATTATACTACAATAGAAAAAAATAAATTACAAGGAATAGAAAACAATGCAAATAATTATACGTTACCTAATTCAAGTTCAACAGTTGCGGGCGGATTAAAGACCAGATTAGATGGAACTACGCTTTATATTACTAACAATGGAGATAATGCGTAGGAGGTATATTTATGAAACCAATGAAATTGAATATACAGATGTTTGCTCCCGATGTTGGCACGATTAGTATAAATCTATATTTTAAAGATATTGCCGAAAGTGAGCTACCGGAAAGTTTAATCTTTTCTTTCGATGGCGAACAGGTTACAATTCCTATTTCTGGAGTATCTATGAATTATGTCTGGAACTATTGGGGTAGCCGTACTTTTAACAGTATCACAATTCTATCAGAGGGATATTTGATAATTCCATATCAAGTTGGTAATGGAATAGTAGATATTGATATATATAAAAATTTTAGTTTTGTAAAGAAAATTTTAGAAGACAATACAATAAATCAAACAACCCCCGATTTCTCTCAAGCAGCAACGACAGACGAAGGTATGTTTAGTGCTCTCGATAATAATGGGGTAAGTTGTTACTTCCGTGGGGCGGTTACAAATAACTATGTCAAATTCGCTAATTTTTGGTGGAGAATTGTCCGTATTAATGGTGATGGTTCTGTCCGTCTTATTTATCAAGGTGAGAGTGCTACTGGAAATGGACAAATTGGTACAAGAGCTTTTAACACAAATCGCAATGATAATGCTCACGTAGGATATATGTATGGAAAAGCAGGAAGTAGTACATATGAAGCAACTCACGCCAATGTTAAGAATAGTACAATAAAAACAGTGTTAGATGATTGGTATGAGAGTAATTTGAGTAACTACTCTGATTATATTGATACAGAAGCAGGGTTCTGTGGAGATAGAACACCAAGTACAAGTAGTAGTAGTATCAATAATTCTGGAGGAACCGGAACAACGCAAACATTCTACGCAGGATATGTAAGATATTATGGAGATACATCAATGACGCCAACATATAGATGTGCGAATAGTGGAGATTTGTATACGGTAAGTGGTGCTAATCAAGGGAATAAATCACTAACGTACCCAATCGGACTCATCACAATGGATGAAGTATGGTATGCAGGAGGATATACATCAGGTAGTAGTAGTTATTACCTATATACAGGACAAGCCTACTGGACCATGTCTCCATGTTACTTCCTCAGCGCTCATGCTAACGTGTTCCGTGTATATTCGGTTGGCAACCTCAGCGCCACCGACGTACGTACCAGCCATGGTGTGCGCCCAGTAATCAATCTTCGTGGAGATTTGTTTGTTACTGGTACTGGTACAAGCACAGATCCATACGAAGTATCTTTGCCCGTTGTGCCAATAACAAACTTCAACGGCGTCGAGCTAACTAACATATATTACAACGGTACCGAAATCAGTAAAATGTATTGTAACGGTGTGCTTGTTTTCGAGAAAGGACCAACTGTTTATAAGAGAAGAATTATGGTTGGAGATAATTTAAAAGGGCTTACAATCTATAATGATATGAAGCCTGGATATTATTCAGTATTAGATAAATATTATCCAAATAAACCTGGTAATGAAAATTTTATAATTCCTTCAGTCATGGCTATACCATTTTCTGATGCAAAAATGTCTTCAAGTAATGGATATGTCTATAATGTTCAAGGTAATATGCTAAATTTTTATGATTATTATAATGGAACAGAAAATATAACACCATCTGCAACAAATAGTAACTCAGATTATATTGTATCAACTGTTGTAGATACCAATCCATCTTACAAGCACTTATATATAGAAGACCCTAATATAAGACCTATACAAGTTGGGGATGTTATAACAGAAAATACAAAATTTTATTTTAATTTTCCAGATGATTATGATGTAGAAAACAATCAAGTTGATACACTTATAAAATTAGACAACGATAATAATAAAAGAATTAGTATAACAGGTATTGGTGGAAGTTCCTCTGGACATACGATATATTTCCGTACAAGCGCGGCTTTCCCTGGAGTAACTGGCGATAATAGTGCGATATTTTTTATAGGTAGTACATTCATTAATAAAAGTAGCATCGTTGTTAATGATATAAAAACATTGACTGGTAAGACTGGATATTTTAATGGAACAGTTACATACATAGATGCGACACATTCCGCATATCAACACATTCTCGTAGACACAACAACACTAGGAGCATAAATGAAAAAATTAATTTGGTTTTGGAAACGTTTCTGGGGAAGAGAATATAGAATAATTTATACAGATAAACTCATAAAAAATAGAGTTTTGGTCTATGGGCATAAAATATACGTTGGAACTACTGAAAAGTAGTTCTTTTATTTGACAAAATATCTAATTTTTGGTATACTTGTGGTATATAATTGCTCTATTAAGAGACAAAGAACTATACTATATATTAGGAAAAAGGTGATAAGATGAAACAGAGAGTTAAGGCGAATATGAGATTTAAGGACAGAGAGATTGGAGCATGGAGAGCGCAAGGAGATGTTTGGGAAGTTGATGCTGATAGAGGATGGCAACTTACTCAAAGTAAACACAATAATTTTTTCTTCTGTGATTATGCTCAATTGCCATGGGATGATTCTAAAGGGCCCCGTATATTACTATATAATTATGATTTATATAAAATAGGCGGAACCGAAACTTTTTTATTTAATTTGTGTAAATATTATAAAGACAAAAATATAATAGTAATGTATAGATCTGGCAAACCAGAATATATAGAAATGTTACATGAATATGTAAATGTCTGTAGAGATGATGGTAAAACCAAATATTCATGTGACGTACTTATAATGGGAAATTATTTTGCTTCCGAAATTTATCCAAGAGTAACCGCTAAACAAAAATATCAAATGATCCATGCTGATTACTCTGGTATGAAAGAAGCTGGGTGGCCAATTCAATATAGCAGACCAAAAGATGTAAAATGTATATGTGTAAGTGATGTTGCCGCCCAAGGACTTAAAAGAGAATTTGGTTATAATAGCTTAGTTAATTATAATATATTAGATAAAGATTTGGCTAAAGAAAAACCTGTCATTTTTATTACTCTTTCGAGAGCAACAAGGGAAAAGGGTATTCATAGAATTATTACGCTTAGCAAGCTATTTAAAGAACAGGGTAGAAATTTTTTATGGCTTGTGTGTGGAACTATAGCCGAACAGAGTGAAACAGAGATAAAAAGACAGTTAATGGAAATACCAGAGATAATGTTGATACCGCCAAATCCAAATAATAAAGCCTTAATTGCAATGGCGGACTATTTGGTTCAATTAAGCGACACTGAAAGTTTCTGTTATAGTGCATATGAAGCTCTTATTATGAATAAGCCTGTTATAGTAACAGATTTTCCAGAAAGTATTAATATTGTTGAAGAAGGAAAGAATGGATATATTATATCACGTAATGAAAATAAGTATGATAAAGAATTGGTTGATAAAATTTTTGACCACATCCCAACTGAAATTAGTTATAAAGATAGATGTAATTATGATATGTGGGAGAAAATATTCGCAGTAGAGGAGGTGCCATATGAGTTCGATAACGGACAAAATTGAGTACTTAAAGGAAACAAAAAGACTGCTCAAAGAATTAATAATTAAAAACGGAGGTTCTGTCGATGATAACACCCCTTTTAGAGAGTATGTTACTATTATAGACGAACTATTAACAAATTTAAAACAATCAGAAAATTCGAATGAAAAATAGAGGGGGTGAGTTAAATGGCTTATGCACCAACAATATGGCAGGATGATGTTACATTAGTCAATGCTGCCAGACTTAATAATGTTGAGCAAGGTATTGAAGACTTAAACGGAAATAAGTCAGACATAAACCACAATCATGACGACAGATATGCTAAAATAGACCATACTCATCCAGAGTATGCTTTAAAAAAAGATACTTATACTAAATCAGATTTAGACCCAAAATTTAGATTGCTTGAAGATGATGTCAATACTTTAAAACAAAGCAGTGAACAGTATAGTGAATCAATAACTACCTTAATAAAAGACCAAACAATATTAAAAGGTTTGGTCAATACCAATACAAGAAATATATCAAATCAAGACATAGAAATAGGTGAATTAAATCAACTTAATACAACAGATAAAAGTAGTTTAGTTGCTGCTATAAATGAAGTAAATATATCTGGTGGAGGAGGTTCAGGAACTAAGAACTATAATGAATTATTTAACAGACCAAGTATAAATGGCGTAGTTCTTGAAGATGATAAGACCTCAGCAGATTTAAAATTAGATTTTATTAGCAAAGAAAAGGGTAATACATCAGAGATTATATTTGACGACGGTGAGAGTTTACAAGATAAATATGTCGATGGTGGAATAGCTGGCCCTCAAGGACCTCAAGGTCCAAAAGGAGACCCTGGTGAGCAAGGTCCTAAGGGAGACCCCGGAGAACCTGGAAAACAGGGATTACCTGGACCTCAAGGCCCTCGGGGTGAACAAGGTCCAATGGGACCACAGGGACTCCAAGGAATGAAAGGCGATAGGGGCTCACAAGGAGAACCTGGACCACAAGGTATTCAGGGAATACAAGGACCGACAGGACCACAAGGAGAGCAGGGTCTACAAGGACCGCAGGGACCTCAGGGAGAACCTGGACCTAAAGGAGATATTGGACCAGAAGGACCAAAGGGAGATAGAGGAGAAGCTTTTAGAATTTATAATATACTTGACTATGAATCTGAATTGCCCGATCCATCTACAGTTACTGACAATTATGCTTATTTTGTTAATGCTAAATCTGAAACAGAACCATATGAAGATGGTATGCATCAGTGGATTTTAATGCAAGCAACAAATGAGTGGTATGATAATGGAGTTTGGAATGGTCCAGTAGGACCAATAGGACCAGTAGGTCCACAGGGTCCAATTGGTGAAACGGGTCCTCAGGGACCTCAGGGTCCCAAGGGGGATACTGGAGAAGGAATTCCAAATGGAGGAACATGCGGACAGGTTCTTGTGAAAAATTCAGATACAGATTATGATGTATCTTGGTCTTCATTGAGTAATACAATAATAGAATTGCCCGCTACTTTAGCATTATGGGTTCTTGGGAAAGATTCACCAAGTGCCCCTCAAGACCCACCAACAGAAGAAGAACTAACTAATTATATGACTCAAGCCCAAGATGAGTTAAATGGACTAACTGGATTAGAATACTGTGAAGCTATGGTTACTAATGGAACTTTATTTAAGTGTAGTAATAGAATAGGTTTAGCAAACAGAAAAGATAGATACAATGATTTTTTATATATATGGGTTTCCGTATCAACAGTTGATACCGATGATATAAATAGTTATCATATAGAAACATTAAATGGTAATACAGCCCATTTCATTACAAATGATACAATTAACAATACATTCTTATGGGATGCTTATGTAGAAGGAGAAAAATAAGAGGTGAAAGAGGATGGATAATAAAATATTTATCAGAGAGAGATTAAATATAGTAGATTACGATAATAATAATCAGGGTATTATCTATACCTCTTCTGATATAGACATTGAAGGAGGAGCTGTCAATGTTCAATTAGAGAGTGATGTTGGAGGTTGGCATCAACTAACATTTGATATGCCAGCTTTTATAGTAGAAGAGGGAAAACATATACAAAATCCTTTACTAAAACATTTATTTCCATTAACTAAAATACAATATACAAGAGTAGTAAAGGAAGGGAATAAAGAAAAAGAACTAATTTTATATTTTATCGTTCAACCACAAGATGGGACAAGAGATGATAATGGAATAGTATTATATAATTTTACTTGTATAGATTATCCAAGACACTATTTGTCTAAGGCAAAAAATGGTATAACTATTGGGGAAGATACTATAGACGAAAAACGTTCTATGACTCCAAATAATGAGATAATGAATGTAGATGGTAAAGTTATATATGTTAAAGCTGATGTTCAAATGAGAACAGATTTTCTTAATTTTGAACAACTTGCTACATGGGGTGATGCAAAACCAGGAGCGTTTGCTTATATACCATCAACTAAAAAAGCATATCGTTTAACGGGTGTAAATCCGGCAGAAACAATGACGGACAACAATGGAAAAAGTTATTTGTCTAATTGGTATGAATTGCAGCCAAATCAATCATATATTATGGATGGTAATAATCCAATCCCAGACCCTGTTTGGAATCCAGACTGGGGAGATTATCCATTAGCTCCAGACCCAAACAAATATGATTATGGAGCAATTGGAATAAATGATATTGATCCTTCGCTTGTTCAATTTTATTGGGATATATTATGGACAGACCCTGAAAAAACAGTAGGAAGATATGATGGACTATTGTATCAGAAAGGTAGCAGATTATTATATAATATTTTCAAGACATTGGATTATGATTTTCCCGATGACTTCTTGGGAACATACTTTTTACAAGAAAATCTTAATACTCTTGTTGCAAGCTATAATCAAGGAGCCACAGCTTATGTAATTGAAACACAAAGTGTATGGAGATACAATGGAGAAGGATGGGAAGACACATATCAAAGTAAAAGAGAAGCTTTCAAAACAAATCCAATATTAAAAGGAGATTGGTCAAAATTAGACCCTATGAAGGCTTATTTAGCACCAAACTATGCAGAAAAATATTTAGATTATATTTTAGAAGGAACTGGATGGAAAGTTGGAGAAGTAGATAAAATAATGGTTGATACAAGCACTGTTGAATTTGGAGAGGATGGTATAGTTCATCCAAAAGAGCAGGAATTGACGACATTTTTATACTTTGATAATTCCAATGCTTATAACGCTATCACTGAATTATGCAATTCTTTTAAATGTTATCCACGATTTGATCATGTTAATAAGACAGTAAGCTTAAAAGCTGTACCAGGATTGGACTATGGACTTACTTATCAATGGAGAGATAATTTGGCGAATACTCGTATTACTCAAGACGGGGAAAAGGCGGTTTCTAAATTATGGGTATATGGAGGAGAAGACACTTTAGGAGAAGTTACTATTGCAGATTGTAATAGAATGAATCCAGATTATTATTTAGCAGATTATACTTCACTACAAGACCTAAAAGATAGAGTTACTAAACCAAATGAAGGACAATATGGAAAAGTAACTACTTCATATACATGGAAACAATTAGTATCGCAAACTCTTAATAACGGAAAGAGATTACCAATAGTTAATACTTTTAAAGCAGGAGAACTGAGAGTAACAAGTTGGGGGACTGGGTCTATACCAGAAGTAGATGATTTATCAGATTTACCAGCGACCGGTTCACTTGGGCAGACCGTATTCATAAAGAATCAAAATTCTTATTGGTCATGGTTTCCAGAAGGAAATGCATGGTATGATACTTTTCAAGAAACCGAACCAAAACAAGATACAGAAGTGGTCAAATTTGAACAACGATATGATTATCTAAGTGGTGAATGGGTAGATAAAGGACAATTTTATCATTGGTATGAGGTATTATCTCCATTTGCAGATAACTATATAATGGATTTCAGCTATTTCTTAGATAGAAAGTTAATGACTAAAGAACAAGAAGAAGATATTAAATATAATTATATACTCCCAATTAGTCGATTAAATAGAAAACGCTGGCCCTTATATACGGAATATCAAAATTTGAATGACCAATTATTAACGTGGAATAGAACTTATGATGAATGTAAAATTGCACGAGACGCAATAGATAAATCACTAAGGTCAAGCTATTCAATATATCAAAAAGATTCTACAGGGAAATCAGTTATTAAAGAATTAAATATATCTGCTTATCCACCTGGAGCAAATTTTAAAACAGGAGGATGGATAAAAACCGAAGTGGCCTATTCGGATTCTACTGCTCCAATATATGCAAATTTTAATACTTTACCAACGAACGCAAATATTGGAGATATGGCAAGAGTGTCGAGTGACTTAACTGTTTACTTATTTGCAGAAGTGTTTGATTTTGATGATACTATTTGTAGTTATTTGGGATATAGTAAAAACCAAATAACCGATACAGCAGCAGATTTCAACAGAAGAGAAGGAACAGGAGGTTTATTATTTAGTCAAAACGGTGAGTTAGAAGCGCGCCAGAGAGGAATGGGATTATTTGAAAAATTTAGAGAGGAAGAATTAGTCCCAGATACTGATACTGATAAAACATATGCTTCTTTAGCTCCATGGTATAATCCACCTGGAGATATTCAACAATTACCAAATCCAGGAGTAAGTGACCCATCAGCTACGTCAATTAAACACAGTTATTACGATTCTCGTAGTAGATATATTACGGAACAATTAAATATGGATGATGCATTGGAACGCATTAGACAAATTGAGACTGAGTTAACTTTATTGCTTGAAAAAATAGAGTTATTGGAAAATCAGATAAATCAATTGGAATGGTCTCTTAGAGAAAAGTATGGCGATTTTATTGTAGAAGGAGTATTTACAGATGATACTCTTGTATGGAAGTATAACTTATGGTATGCCGGTTTAGAAGCATTACAACTATATCATAGACCATTAGTTACTTATGAACTTGGTGTTGTTGATGTATCAGGATTGCCTGAATACAGAACAGTTACAACAGACATATATCATGATATAGTATATAGAATGAACCAAGCAGAACTTGTGCTACCAGAACCTGGAGACTATTGTTATGTTACAGATAATACTTTAGGATTAGTTGCTGAAAAAGCGAACATAACAAGTATAATAAGAAATCTTTCAAATCCAAGTCAACATCAAATTACTATTGCAACAGTGGATACAAATACAGAAGACTTAATTGGTAAAGTTGTTACAGCTGCGAATACCATTTACTCTAAAGAACAAATATATAATCGCAGTGCTATTGTAAAAGCCGATGGAACCATCGCACAAGATAGCATAGTTGGTTCATTAGATGACAATAGTGGTAAATTAACTTTCATGTCTAATAATGGAACAGTAATATTGGGAGACACAGGTATTACTACAGTTGATTATGATAATGCTCAATTAAGAATGCAATATACAGGAAAAGGTATATTTGCCTCAACAAATGGTGGGGTAACATGGGAGAATATTGTTAACGCCGGTAAGATTAGTATTAAATCACTATCTGCTGGAACAATAGATTCTAATGTAATTTCAGTCACAAATATAAATCATGATGCAAGTATTATCATAGATGGAAAAGGAATAAGTGCAATAAGATATGATGGACAGTCAAGTAAAAGTGGTACTGGAACTAATAAAACCGCTTATTTTGACCCAGAGCGAACTGCGTTCTTCTTAGACGCACAAACAGGTAATGCATATTTTAGAGGAACGATTCAGGCTGCTGCTGGTGATATCGGCGGATGGAATATACAACCGGGTAAATTATATAGCGGTAGTGGAAATACTTTTGTAGGAATATCTACAAGTACGAAAGAAGATGGAGCAGATTCTACATATGCTTTTTGGGCAGGAAATAGTAATCCAGTTAGTGCTCCATTTAGTGTAACTCATACAGGTAAATTAAAAGCCACCGGAGTAGAAATTAACGGAAAAGTCACAGCCACTGAAGGTAAAATAGGAAATTGGACAATAAGCGGCGGAGGTTTAACTAATAATCATGCTACTATTGGTGGAGATGGTTCATTTAATATAAATAATAAGTTTATTGTCGATGCAAATGGTAATATGAGTGCTAGTAGTGGAACTTTTACAGGAAATATAACAGGTTCTATAATTACTGGAGGAAGTATTAACTGTCAAAACGTTAATATTTCAGGAGCTGTTAATGCAACAAGTGGAACTTTTAGAGGAATAGTCTACGCTAGTGGAGGTTCTTTTTCTGGTAGTATTACTGCTAGTAGCGGTAAAATAGGTGGTTGGACAATAAATAGAACTTCCTTAAGTGGAGGAACTACTACGCTTAATTCAAATGGAAAAATAGATATTAGTAACAATTCTGGAGGATATTTCAGAATGGGAGGAGATACTATTCATCCAGAAGTCAGTGGTTTAAATATTGGTGGAAATGGATTAAAGTTCAGTAGCAAGGGCTTAAAATTATCATGTGATGGTGGATTAAGTGGAGGAGCTTCTATCGGTACATTTGGAAATGATACAGTAGAATTAAACGGACGTCCGGTAAAATTTACTTGTGATAGATTACAAATAAATGGAAAAGATGGTAAAACTACTAATTTCGTTGTTGACGGTCCGTGGACAGAACCAAGTTATCGTCTATATTTCCAAAATGGAATACTGGTAGATACGGTTAAACAATAAAAAAAGAGCTAAATAGCTCTTTTTATTTTATTCCAAATCTTTTGCCATATACTCTTCTTTTTTAACGGACATTGGTCTGTTCCACATTTTCTAACTTTGCAAGATTTTGGTCCTGGACATTGTTTAGACATAATTCATCTCCTATCATTTCTCTCAATGCCTTGTATAATTTTATCAAATCTTCTTCTGTATTGTATATTCCTAAACTTACTCTACAAGTTGCCAATCCAAATAAATCTCCAGTAAGCTTAGAACAGTGATTTCCTGCTCTTATATAAATATTTTTTTTATCTAAATAATTCATAACATCTAAGGGTTCAAAACCATCAATATTGAACAAAATTATTGAACTATTAGGAACTGAATATATTTTTATTTGAGGTATCCTTGATAGTAATTTATATAGATAAGTTCCCAAGTAAATATCATGAACTTTAATTTGTTCCCAATTATTTTTTACAAATGCAATAGCTTCTATTACACAAAATTCACTTGGAACATTTTCCGTTCCAGCGTAAAACCTATCGTTATTATCTAATAATTCAAATTCATTATTTTTATTGAACCATTTGTTCATTCCACCGCCAAATTTAATTGGTCTTAAGAATTCGGGTTTTCTTGCATAAAGAATACCAACTCCTTTAGGACCATACATTTTGTGCATAGAACAAGCAAGAAAATCTATATTACACTCTTGCACATCAATAGGCACGTGAGCAGCACCCTGGGCATGGTCGACAATAAAAGTAATTTTATGTTCTTTAGTAATTTCTCCTATTTCTTTCAATGGTCTAATTTCCCCAGTAGTATTAGTCATGCTTGCCAATATAAGAATATCTGGATTATACTCGTCAATAGCAGCTTTTAGATTATCAATAGTTAATCTATAATCTTCTGTTAATTTTATATATTTAATATCAATATCTTTAAACAGAGCCATCCATGGTAAGATTGCCGATGCATGCTCTAATTCAGTAGTCAATATCACAGGTTTTAATTTCATCTTTTTAAACATTGATACAAAAGATTTTGCTATTATGTTTAGTCCTTCTGTTGCTCCAGATGTAAATATAATATTATCTTTTTTAGTCCCGAAAAAATCGGCTGCTGATTGTAAAGCCCAATCTTTAAGTTGTTGAGAATGGCGAGCTCCTGTATAAGAAGCTCGGCCTATGTTATAATTACTATAGTAGTGATATTTGATATAAGAAGATAGACAAGCACCAAGTATTTGACTTGTATTAGCACTGTCTAAATAAGTTATATCTTTATTATATTCAAAAAAAGGAAAATAATCTCTCATATCATTCATATGAACACCTCTTTATATACTTGTAGATCCAAATCCTCCGTGTCTCTTTTTGTTAACTTTATCATTATTAGTTTTATAATATCTTTGAAATACTCCTTGAGCAATTCTATCTCCTTGTTTTATTTTAAAATTTTTCTTACTATTATTCTTTATCATAATGAAAAAATTTCCTTCATTGTCTTCATTATTATAATAATCTGCATCTATAATATTTACCCCAGCAGGAAGAGTGATATCTTTACTTCCAAGTGAGCTGCGTATATAAATAAAGAACGCTTCATTTTTGGGCATCTTTATTTTAAAACCAGTTGGTATTTTAGCAATTTCACCCGGTTTAAGCATTAAATCTAATGTAGAGTATAAATCATAGGCTGCACTATTTTTCGTTGCTCTACGGGGCTGAAAACGAAGCTCAAAGCCTCCTCTGAAACTTTCATTAGCCCATTCACTATCTTCACCAAAACTTTTTTTAATTTGTTCTGACGAAACCATTTCAAATTTTCTACGCTTCAGCAACATTAGTCTTTTCCTCCTCTTTTTTCTTTTGCTCTTCGATTTCTTTTGCTGTTCTAAAATCTCCAAAATAAACTCTTGGATATTCTTCTAATGTTACAAATTCTCCATTTGGTCCATCTATACAATATGGTTTCCCATCAAATCTGTCTTTTTGCTTAAAAACGTTACCACATCTAATATTTTGATATACTCCATCTGCAACTTCTACAAATTCATTATCTTCCAATGTTAAGCGAGTAAGTGGTTTATAGCGAAGTAGTCTATCTATATATTGTAATGCCAAATTAGCAGTAAGGCCAGAATGTCCACCTTCAGAAAAAGTTTTTACTACTTCTATGATATTTTTATTAAAGAAATCTTGCATTGAAGCAGATTCTTCTCCTTCTTTTTTTGATTGTTCTAATAAGATTTCTAATTCGTTTTTAGCAAATTTTACCAATTCACTTTCGTGTTCTTTTTCACTTCTTATTTGAGATACTGCTAATACTGCATATCCTGCCAAATCCATCAAAGTATCTTCTATTTTTTCATCATTTTCAGATATATTGGGATTTTTTATTAAGGTTCTCAATCTATTAACTTTATCTTGCAATCTAATTGCATAGGCAGTCATTCCATAATCCTTAAAAGTATCATTTACGCTTGTTCCATAAGCTCTATTTTTTCTCGTAAGTAATTCATCTAATTCTCTACAAATTGCATCAAAATCTAATGATTGCTCCATTGTTTCTACTCTTTCCATAATATTATTTCACCTCGGTCTAAAGTTTGTTGTATATCAATAAGTCTTTGGTTAGTTGAACCTCTGTAAAGGCATTTGTCCGATTTTAGATGTTCTATAAAAGGTCCATCTACCACAACATCACACATGGATATTAAATCCATATACATAATTGGAATTTGTTCAAAAACATATCCTGTGTATAGCCATACGTTTATATTCATTTCTTTTGCCCGTTTAACCAATTCTTGAGCAAATTCATAATTCTCCGGCTCAAGTGGATGTCCTCCTGTTAAAGTAATCCCACTATCCCCAACATTATGAGAAAGCGTAATTATATTTTCAATGTCTTTCAGTGTATATTCTTTTCCATAATCAAAACTTTGGGCTTCGGGATTATGACATCCCTTACATAAACGACGACATCCCGAAAAGAAAACGGCCGTTCTTAATCCAGGACCATCTACTACACTATTGTTTATAATTCCTGCTATTTTAGTCATATCCACTCTCCTTATGTATGTATATCTACTATAGTAAGATAAACTTCCTCTTCTTTTGATTCACTAAATTGCATAGCTTCATCCAAATATTTATGAAATGCTTCCTTAGTCTCACCTATTTGTTCAAAAAAATCATCTCCTTTATATTCATTAACAACGGCATAAATTGCTTTAAGAGATTCTTCTTTATTGATATCTTGTATTCTTAAGGTATTATGATGGTTTCCGTCCCAGTCAACTAACTCTCCATCCCAGCGTCCTCCTATTATATAATAGTCACATTCTCCGTCAGGGTTAAATATTTTAACCAACCTGTCTTCTTCAATGATATAGTCATAATACTCTGCATATGTCGTAAGAGACGTTTCTTCATTTCTTAATCCTTCTAAATATCTTCTATCCCAATCTGTTAATTCCCATTCTGGTAATTGATTAATATTTTCGAGCCTTTCTATCTCTTTTTGTATATTTGCTCTTGCCTCTTCTATTGATATGTCCTCAACAACTTTGTACATATCGATATTAGAATATAGAAATCTATCAAAATAATTGTTTACGTCTAATTCTTTTTCATGAAAAACTCCTATAATGCAATGCATTTTAGTCCTCCTCTCTCTGCTCTACCCATTCTATATATTCTTCCATAGTTCCTTCAAATAAAGTATCTTGACCAGTACATGAAACGCACAATCTATCTTCCTTTGAATATATATTATAATTATACTCTGTATCACAAAATTTATCATCAGGTCCATAAACATATAGCCATCCTGCTTCGTTAGAGCTATCATAAGTAACCCCTAGCAATTCAGCTATCTGTTTAACTCGTTTTCTGTTATCATCTTTTAAAAACCATATTAACTGACCAATAAAATCGTTTATACCGTTATATATTTCCTTATCGTGCAATTGTATGCCATTAACTTCGTGATAATTTTTATATTGCTCACATATACCTCGCATTACACCACTTGGATACATATCTGATGATATAAATAGACGAGTTATGATTTTATTTTCTTTTAATATATCAATATTTCCCCTCGTCATACTAATTGTTCTCCTTTGGAGTTTTATATATATCCTTTAATTCGTAATGGTCCTCTGTCCAGCTTAATTCATCATGTTGTAAACCATTTATTTCTGTATCTCCAGTAATATCAATTAAATATGGAGAACCACAGCAACCACAACCTTCTATTATAATTCCATAAGATAAGGTTAATTCGCTAAGTTTTTCTAAAAAACCTTCTATATCTTTTTGCATAAAAACCTCCTTTTATTACAATAATTATATCAAATAAAAGGAGTTTATGTCAATTAAAAAGACAGTCTTAGCTGTCTTGTTTATTTATTAAACTTGATAAATTTCCAGGTCTTCCTGTATTGTAAATATATAATACTTTGTTGATTATTTCTTTCTTTCCTTTTCTCACCAATTGATTAAAAAAGAAATCTTCTGCCACAACCTTAGTTTCATCAAATCTAATATCATTTATTATATCTCTTTTATAAATACAATTCCAAATACTATTATTCCATTCTGGTGGTTCGTTATCTATTATAACAACATTTCCTGTCTGATTATATTTCCAACTGAAATAACAATAATCAAAGACACTATTATTTATCTTATCTATAATAGTTTCTATATAATCTCCTGTTACTAAATCATCACTGTCTATGAACACTATATATTCACCAACGGCATTATCTAAAGCTACATTTCGAGGTTTACTCGCTCCCCCACTATTTTCTTTTAGGTGAAATACCCTTGCTTTAAAATTATCTAAGAAAGAATCAGCACAGCCATCATCTATGATTAACCACTCCACCTCATCTGTTAATTGGGGTTCTAAAATCTCAGCTAAGTTTTTAATCTCTTTTGGAGTTTTATAATATGGAGTTATAATAGATATTTTTTTACTTCCCCAAGTAATAGGAAATCCTTCTTTATTCAGAGTTGTTCTACACTCATCTGTCATTACTCCTCTTACTATTCCCCAATTTAAGGTATTATCATTGCCTATGTTCATTATGGTTCCACCATTATTAACATAATGATTATAGTTGTCATTTATATAAGTCATTTCCCAATCCCAAGCGCTCTCATCCTTTTCTAATCTTTTTATAAGTTTCTCCTTGTCCCACAAAGAAGGTTGACAGCTATTTAGATACATTTGATTTTGATATTGTAATGACCATTCTCCTAAATCTTCACATGGTCGATATTTTTTTTCAAAATTATAGACTATATCATTCTCATTAAACTTTATGCCGTTTATTCTTTCTACGTCTACCCTTCCTCTCAGAAAAAAGTCATCGAGCATAACTAAGACATATTGTTCAGGTATCTTTTTTAATGCTTCTCTAAAACGATATGTCCATATGTCACTATTTATATTTATTGTATTAGAGAATGGACATTTTTTCGTCTCTGTAACAAGATAAGTAGTTGGATGGGTTTGGTAATATCTATCCAATAGTGCAAAGAAAGGCTCCCAGCATGCCTCATATTTATCACAACTAAGAACTATGATACTAAAGTCCATTATACTCTCTCCATGTTTTGAGTAAATCATTTAATTCTTCTTGCGACAACCTTCCACAATTATCACTCGTAAGTGGCTCCTTATAGAAATCATCTAATGGAATATCTTTCAAATTAACTCTAAAGTATTTATTATCATATAGCATACTATGGTTTAATTCTTGCACGGTCAATAATGCTTCATCTGTTTTTTCCAAACAACGTTGTCCCACAACTTCTTGTTTATCACTAAAGAGATTTGCCAATTCTTGAATAGTACAAGCTTTATTATTATATACAAATAAATCTCCATTAGTACCATTTTCTAAAGCAAATAATACCAAATCAATAGCCTCATCTAATTTCATGAAAAATCTTGTCATATCTGGATTGGTCACTGTTAAGGTTTTACCTTCTTTGGATAATTTATCAAAAATCCAAGCTACGCTTCCATTACTACCAAAAACATTTCCATATCTTGTGCGAATAATGTCTGTTTTTTTATTATCAACCGCTTGACAATATAATTCAACAAATAATTTGCTTGCTCCATATATTGTTGTGGCACTTGTAGCTTTATCTGTTGAAAGGAAAATTAATTTTTTAATTTCTCTTTCTATACTTGCATTGATAACATTTATACATCCATCAATATTGGTTTTCTTACATTCATTTGGATTTGCTTCACATTTATCAATATGTTTCATTGCACTTGCTAAAAATACATAATCTACATCTTCGAGTGCATTATATACAGCCTTATAATCTCTTATATCTCCAATTACATATTCTATTCTTGGATTGTTAAATTTTTGTTTATGTTCAAATTGTAATTTTTCGTTACGGTCAAAAATTCTTATTTTTGCATCAGTAGTTTCTAATAATCTTTTTGTCATTGCTGTACCGAAAGAGCCAGAACCACCAAAAATTATATATCGCATACTAACGACCTCCTTTTTTTAATTTTAACTCTTTTTGATACTCTCTGTAAATATCATATCTTTGCATAATATCTTGTTGTTCTTCTAATGTATGACCTTCCATTAACTTTTCATAAAACTTACATTCTCCAAATGGTTCTACACATCCTCCACATCTAACACATTGTGGAATCATGGCCCATGCAATATCTTCGTCATATTTTTCTATGCAGTCTTTTAAATCTTGCCAATAAGCTCTTGTTGTCGGATCGGCACACATACATAATCTTCTTTCACTAATACTAATTAAAGCTTCAATGTTCGCATCCATTTCCATGGATACTGGGTCCATTTGACTACGTTGAGATCTGTCTTTAATTTCTGTTCTATCTGCCCTAGAAGTAGATATATATTTTTCAGTACCCTCATGGTGGCGTGCAAAGTGAGTACTTATTGCATATGGAATATCTGACCATTTCCAAGTGATCCATCCTTTTCTAATTGGACTGTGTCTACATATTAAAAGTTTTCTTTTCCATGCTTTAGGAGGTTCTTTATCTCCTGCTTCTTTACCAATAGTCCTCATGCATGCTCTTTTTATAATATTCCAATTAACATTGTATTCAAGTATTTCAGTTTTTGGTTTATTCATGGTTTGTCCTCCTTAGATTTTTCGTGATAATTTTAAATAACATTTACCGCACACACCTTCATATTCTACTTGAGTATGATCGTCAATAACTACTTGTTCTCCTTCAAATACGGGTGTTCCATTTACTCTACGTATGTTTTGAGTTGCCTTAGAACCACATTCACAAATAGTTTTTAACTCCTCTATGTCATCTGCTATTTCTAATAATCTAATAGAACCAGGAAATCCCTTCATTTGAAAATCAGCTCTCAATCCATAGCATAATACAGGAATATCATATAACTTTGTCATTAAATATAGTTCATCTATTTGTTTTGGTGTCAGGAATTGAGCTTCATCTACAATGATAGCATGGGGTTTTTATGGACTCATCTTTTCCATAACGTTATCATTTGGTTCAAGAATTATATCTACTTCTCTTGATATACCAATGCGACTAACCACTTTAGAATCTCCCTTTGTATCAATAGATGGTTTAATTAAAATTACCTTCATATTTTTTTGTTCATAATTATGGGCTACTTGTAATAAGGCAGTGGTCTTTCCGCTGCCCATTGCCCCATATCTAAAAAATAATTTACTCATATTATTCTCTCTCACCCTTTAGTTCAATAATTGCTAAAGAGTTGCCATAATCATTATTTTTAGTTATGTAAAGATTATGCAAATAGTCAATAAGTTCTTTATGTAGTTGAATATTCTTTTCCATAGGAACCTCCTACTTGTTTCTAAATAATAAAGCAGTATATAGGAGGCTGGCACCAATCCATTGTAGACTGGTAGGCCAATCTCCCTTAGCAATAATATTGACAACAAGGCTTCCTAATGCACCAATTACCATTAGGGCTGGAAAAAGGATTTTCAAGATGTCTATAATATCCATATTAAGCCTCCTTTTCACTGCTCTTTTCCTCAATCTTTTGATGCTTTACTCTGTCTTTTATTTCTGCTTTTTTACCAGCATTTTCACGACCAGGGGTAGTTAAATAACCCGTAATTCTTTGAATTCTTCTAAATGGTAAAAACTTTCTAATTTTTTCTTTCATAATTAATCCCTCCATTAACAATCACAACTTATTTCTATTCCTTCCAATTCATCATAACCACAATTTGGACATACATGAACATCGCTACTTCCTCTAAAAGAATGGTAACATACTGGACATTCTACTATTGGAATATTAACTGCTCCATATCCAACATCGGCATCGGACATTGTGTGAAGTATTTGTTCGAAGGCATCAATATTTTTAGAAATGTCTCCAGATACCTCACAATAAAATATGTGACCTGCATTTTCTAAATTATGATATTTACCTTCTATTTTGGCTTTTTCTGCTATTGATATGTTGTGCCATACTGGAATATGAGAACTATTGGTAAAATATGCTCTATCTGTAACACCAGGTACTATTCCAAATTGCTTTCTTGTTTGTTCAAGTGCGGTCTTACAATATGTTTCTGCAGGTGTTCCTAAACAGCTAAAGTTTAAATGTGTTTCTTTCACTCTTTTATCACAATAATCTCTTATATACTTAATGATTTTGTATCCCAATTCATCAGATTCTTGCGACTCTCCATGATGTTTACCAGTCAGAGCAATTAAACATTCTGCTAAACCAACAAAACCAATAGATAAGGTTCCCTGTTTAACAACATCTCTTATTTCATCGGTTGGCCCTAAATCATCAGACCCAAGCCAAATTCCCTGTTCCATTAAACTTGGAAAATTGTATTTGCGATTTTGGCATTGTCCTTCATATCTTTCTAACAATTCTTTGTCTGCTATTTCTAAGGCATAATCTAACTCCTTAAAGAATTTATCAATATTTCCCTTTGCTCTTAAAGCTAACATAGGTAAATTAATAGATGTAAATGAAATATTACCTCTTCCAAATGCTCCCTCTCTACCATTTACATTTGCCATAACTCTCGTACGACAGCCCATGGTCTGAATCGCCCCGTAATATGGGTCTTTTTCATAATATGGTAAATTAAAACTTGCATCTACAAAGCAGTATGTAGGGAATAGTCTTTTACTTGAACATTCCATTGCCAATCTAAATATATCGTAGTTAGGATCTTCTTTTTCAAAGTTAACTCCCTTTTTTAATGTATAAATTAAAATTGGAAATATTGGTGTTTCGTGTCTTCCCAAACCCGACATTTGAGCCTTTAATAAATTACTTGCTACCATTCGCCCTTCTGGGCTAGTATCTAGTCCGAAATTTAATGAACTGAATGGAACTTGTGAACCAGCACGAGAAGCCATTGAGTTTAAATTATGAACTAATGACTCTGCACCCTGATATGTATCTTCTTCTGTATTAGCAAGTGCTGCCTTGCACATATACTCTAATTCTGGAATCACATCATTTATGCTTGTCAATGCATCTATCTTTGCTATCATTTCTGCGTCTGCACTATCATGTGTTTTGGCATGTTCATAAGCATATAATTTTTTCAAGTGCTTTTTATAGCTTTTTAGAACATATGGAGCTAAAGCAAAATCATATTGTGGTATACTTTGTCCTCCCCACATATCATTTTGATTAGATTGTATTGCTATAGCTGATTGTAGAAATGCTGTTTTAATATTTGATGGTTCTCTCAAATAACCATGACCAGTACTGAAACCGTTTTTAAATAATTTAGGTATATCTATTTGTACACAGGTCATTGTAGTTGTTCCCCAACCTAAATCATGAGGGTATATAATTCCAGCATTTATTGCGTCTGCTACATCTTTACTAAAAAAGTAATTTTTCATATAACTTTTAATAACATCTTCTGATATATGTAAATGTCTTCCAGAAGGAGTGTATCCATTTATATTCGCATTGTCGTTTTTTTCATCAGTTGCTTCATTAGAAAGAATTTCAAGTACAGTTTTTAATTCTCTCTCTTTTGTTCTTTTTTCTCTATATTCTTGATAACCTTTTGCAACTTTTCTGAAACCTGCTTTTCTTAATTGTGCTACAATAATGTCTTGAATTTCTTCTACTTCTATTGCGTCTTCATATTTTTTTGCTTCTTTCTCAACAATTTCGATAGTGTTTTTAATACAATCTTCTTTTTCTTCGGTCATTTCTCCAAATTCTAAGAATCCCTTGCTCATCGCATAAACAATTTTTTCTTCATTGAATGGAACTATGGTACCATTTCTTTTTCTTACTTGTAATTTCATAATACACCTCCTTCTTAAATCCAGTGGATAGTAGGACTTCCTCTAAATCCTTTTTCCCATATAAACCAACTATATGAAGCTGCACTAGACTTTTTAAATTCTTCTTCATTATTATTCAGGGCTGCTTGTTCTCTTGCACTAAAAACCCATACTTCTTTAGGTGGATATATAGAAAATAAATCTTTATATCTTGCTTGACCTTCTAAAAAAGTAGTTTTTAAAAACATATAAATATAATCAGCACCTAAATCTATTGCATGCAATACAAATTCTTTTGCATATGCATAGGGTGGATTAGTTAAGATTATTGGAGCTCTTAAAGTTGTTGTATTAAGAAAATCTTCAACATAATCTAACCTTGTTCTTCTTTCTACGATATCACTTGTAATACATTGATAACCAGCATCAACTAAAGGTTTAACTAGATTATTTTCTCCAGCTGCACATTCCCAGATAGGTAAACGTGGGATTATGTGTTTTTCTAAAAATCTTGTAATTGCAGTTGGAGAAGTTGCATAAAAATCTAAATAGGCTCTGGGATGTTCTACATGATTTGAAGCGCCCAATGTTACAAATGTACTTTTACTATTACCAGTCCAATCTTCTGATTTACTCATAATATTTCTCCTTTTCTAATTTATCTTATTTATTTCTTTACCAAAGTTTAAAAGCTCTTCTATTTCTTCTTCTGGTTTTCCAATTTGAGAATAAATATATTTACCCAAGAATACGGCATCTGCTTCATCTTCCTCAAATTCTCGTTCATAGATAATTTGAGCCCTTAGCATAGTATTTTCTTTTTTCTCTTCTCTATTTCTACCTCTAATATGAGAAAAGCTTCTCCATGTATCAGCACCAGCAGATATAACTTTCATTTCTTTTAAATACTCTAAATGATATAAAAGAACACCCCTTAACTCTGCCAAAGTTTTAAAAACGATGGTATTATATTCCAGTTGCAAATCTTCAATACCGATGACTTTTATTTTATATTCTTTTATTAACCTATCTATTTCATCTAGCAATTGATTTATTCTTTTCATTAAGGGGAGTTTTTTATCTGCTATGAAATAACCACTTTCTACTAATTGGCCGTTTTTGTTTAATACTGCCCATCCTGTCGTATTGGTTGCGGCATCCAATGCTAATAAGTATCCTGTTTTAGGATTTACCTTACTCTCTTTAATTTTTATACATTCTATACATTCCCAATCATTCTTTTGAAATTCTTGAACTGTTTTTGTTTGTCTATGACCATTTTCACATGTTACGCTTAATATGCTATCTATATTTTTATAATCTTCAGGATTGGATATTTCATATCCCATTTCCTTTAATCTTTCTACAAGAGCACTTTGTTTACCAGTCATATTATTTATCTTCCTCGTTTATACTTATAGGTTTTTCTGCGTTCAAGGTATCTCTTCCTGTATTCGCTTGGGAGATATTTTCTTCTTTCCTTCTCGTCAATTCTTTCTCTACTGCTTCGATTATTTTTACTAAATCTTTTTGTTGTAGTCCATTTATTCCAAGTTGAAATATTTTCTTTTGAAGAAGAGTTTCCAACTCCTTCTTGGTCATTTCCTTTAAACTCATTGTTTCTGTATTTTCCATAAATTTTTCCTCCTCGTTTTTTGAACCATTGCAAACCGTCTGTAGTATTAACTGCTATGTCTAAATTTCCTTTTATATTCATTAAACTCCAATCGATAAAACTGTCTAAGTAAGGATCATCTTGGTTGGCATATAGTCTATTTTTAGCTTTTACTATACTTTTGCTATGAAATATTTCTTCCCAGTATTTGGGTTCTATTATTCCAATATGAACAGGTTTTACAAATTTAATTATACTACTTTTTAACATTTCTGTCATTTTTTGTCTTCCTAATTTTGTATTATAAAAAATAGTTGGTTCATCATAAATCAATAATCTATATCCTTTCGGCTCTTCCCTCAATAACAGTTCGTTATCCAATTCATAAAATATTTTGGTAGGTATATAGTTATTATTCCAGGTTTTACTAAGGGAAAATTTATCTCCACCTTTTTCTATATAATATAATATAGGTTTATAAATATCTGTTTTTATTTTCGTATAAATTAAATTTGATAAGTTAGGAAAGAGAGATTTATCAGCAAATCCCTCACCATATTCTTCTATAGGTAAAGAATAATAATTTTTTATAAGATTGATGGGCTTAATCTTGGTTTTATAATCTTTAAATATATATATTTTATCATATTTTATAAGATTATCATAGGATAAGTCGAGTATCAATCTTACTTTCATCCCCCGCTCTAAATAGTATGAGCTTACAAGCAAGACGCCGAAATTGTAATTACAGAGTTCTTTAGTAGATAAAAAATCAAAATCTACTATGCCTATAATTTTATTCTCCATATCTATACCTCGTCGCTTTTACGTTTCCTTCTTCATCGACAGAGATAATTTTTGATAGATCTCTAACTCTAAAAGTTTCACCAGACTTATATCCATTTACTAATAATAGTGTTCCTTTTATAAACCAAGATTTTTCTAATACTTTTTTTATGTCATTTTTTACTTCACTTATAGTCTTATTGTATTGAGCAAATTGTTCGCCAGTGAATTTTAAATCTATAACCCCTTCTGGAGTTAAAATTGTAACCATGTGTTTATATGGCTCTTTACTTAGAACAGTTCCTACTATGTCTACAGTATTCTTATAATTTCCATCTGTTAGATTTTTTATAGAATGAGTGTTAATGTTTATATTGGCTAATTCGTGCGAAGAGTTATAAAAACCAAGAGTATCCATTTCCCAAGCACTATCATTTCCAGAACAATATAGATTCCATATATCTTTTACATCTTCTGTCTGAATTGCATCTATTAAATTTTCTTCATTTTCTTTTATCCATGCTTTTAAATTATCCATAGATTTGTCATAAATTTTCTTCCATAACTTTGTTTCCAAATATCCATCACTTATATCAATGTCTGGAAAATTTTTACATAAGAAATTTATAGCTCTTTCGTCTAATTTATATCCTTCTGGTAACTCTTTTTTCTTTATATACTTGTTAAAATTGTACAAATAAATATACGAATTTAAGTCTTCTGGGATTAAATTATAATCTATAAGACTATTCATATTTTGAAGTGTTATACGTACTTTTTTTGGACAAATTGAATATAAATAGTCTTTCATTATTTTTCTTCTATCTCCAAATTCATTAAAAGCTCCAGATTTAATCAGACTTATCATTTGTTTCTTTTGAGGTTCAATTTTGTTAATGAAATCTTCTACTGATGCATACGGTCTATTATTCATTATATTTTTAATTAGTTCGTCACCAACATCCGATATACCCTTTAATCCATACATAATACTATTGTTTTCAACGTTTGGTATAAAGCCAAAATCAGATTTATTGATAGAAGGAAGTTCTACCCTATATCCTTCTGATTGTGTTCTTCCAATAGCTGCTGCTATCTTTCCATAATTAGCTCCATTAGATTCATCTATATCTAATGCTCCAGCTTCTACAGTCATGACAGCTGTTGCCCAGTATACTGGTGGATAATGATAAGCTAAATTCATTTCTTGTAGTCCTATTAAAGAATAATAAGTACAATGTGTAAGATTAAATGAATAACCCAACTGACGCTTGATTTGAACATCCCAAATATATTTTAGTATGTCTTCAGAACATCCGTTTTCTAATCCTGTTTTTATAAAATATTCTCTAAAACTATCCACTTCTTTTAATTTCTTCTTTGCTACTATTTTTCTTAATTTAGAAGCATCGCTAAAACTAAAATTTGTAAATTCGGGTATCATTGTTATCTGCATCATATTCTCTTGGGACTCTAACACTCCATTATATTTCTTTAGATAATTATACAGAATATCTTTTTCTTTATCTGTTCCGTTTAAACTATAAACTTCTTCCTTTAATTTTTGTGGATTTAGTTTATATTCTAAGTATTCTTCTGCTGGGGATTTATGTCCCTTTTCTGGAACAAGTCGCATTAGTGAGTTAACTGCTGCCAATTCTAATAATGACTGAGGATGTATACTTGCAAGAGTTTGTTTAGCAACAACAGAATCCATTTGAAATGCACTAATTATTTTACCAGCGTTTAACATTTCCCACATTTCTTTTGTATCTCTATCTAATACATCTGGATGTATATATTTATTATACGTTGAACGTAAATCTCCTTGCCATTCTATATATCCATCTTTTATAAGTAAATCCATACATACATGTATTTTATCAAGAGCATCTGTTGATAAGAAATCATATTTTATACTACCCATTTTTTCACTATCACCTAAATCAAATTGTGTTACTCTTGTACCATTTGGAGTTGTTGCTAATGCATTCATATCATATATATTTCCATTATATAATACATGGCCACATGCGTGTTGTCCAAGGCGTGTAACTAAACCCGATATAGTACATGCTGTTTTAAACAATCCTGGATATTTATCTATCTCATTTTTAAAGTCTTTTGAAGCTGGAATATCTTTATCGGGATTTCCATAATAAGTATCTTCTAATGAATAACTAAATCCTCTATTCTGTCCAATTAAGCTTGAAAGATATTGTCCAATATCATTAGATAATCCCATGCCTCTACAAGCAGTTAAGATGGCAGAGCGAGAACCTTCTGTTCCAAAAGTACAAACTGATACAGAATCTCCTCCGATGTCTTTACACATTTTATATACCATTTGAGAAATTGCTTCTCTTTTACTTGCTTCAGAATCAAAATCCCAATCTGGTAACTCTGCTCTTTCTCTATGTATAAAACGATAAAACCATAAATCAAATCCTTGTTCTAATGGGTCTCCATCACAAATACCCAACAAGAAACAAACAAGACTTGCCGGACCAGAACCCCTTCCTGCTCCTGTAATAGAATTAACTTCTGACCATATCTTCTCTATTACAACTTTAATTGTAAGGAAGTATGACATCAATCTTTGTTTTATTTTATCACTAACTACCCACATCTCTTCTAATTCAAGCTCAATCTGTTTCAAGTGTCTTTCTAATTTATCTTGTGGTAAATTCATTTTTTTAAGAGCGTCCAATACTAAAAAGACTCCATATCTATCATCTTCATAATCAGATTTGACATATTTATTTATATATTTGTATTTGGGATTTATTCTACTTGTTTTAAGATAATATTCAAAATTAGTTTCCTTTCGATTGTCCGGTAAACGAGGAATAACCTGACCATGATATAGATTATATTCTTTAACCCTATTGGCTATTTTGTTTGTATTTTCCAACGCTTCATCTATTATATTTTTTGGTAGGTAACTCATCAGTTCATATATTTCTTCTGTCGTCATTAAATAAGTATACTTGTAAAAATCTGCCGTTTCTCTATCTTCTTCTTTTGACTTTAGAAAAGCTTCATGTATAGGGAAATCTTCAGGTCTTCCGTAATGAGCGTCCGTTGCAATAGTTAAAGGAATATTATATTTCTTTGAAAGTTCAATTAAATATTTGTTATATTCTATCTGTTCTTCGTAAGCTGCCGGAGACATTTCTAAAAAGAAGTTCCCTTCACCAAAAACTTTTTGACACCACAGTAAGTGTTCTTCGACTTTGTCAAATTCTTTATTAAGAAACCATATTCCTAAAACATTTCCAATACATGCTGAAGTAGCCACCACGTGTCCTTGATTAGGCATTATTATTTCTTCCAAATCGGAATACCATGTTGGAACCCTTTTAAGAAACATCATAAAACTTCTTTCCCAGGCCCTTGAACTAATTTCTCTTAATTGTCTATGGCCTTCATTATCTAAAGCCAACAATATGAAGTGAGGATATTTTTCCCCTCTTTCTACGGTATCTTTAGTAAGTCCGTTTCTGCAAAGATATATTTCATTTCCTAGAATGACTTTAAAATCTTTCCATGATTCATCGTCTTTTTGTTTGTTAGTAACAAACTCTAATGCTTTTAAATGCCCAGAAAGCGTCTCATGGTCTGTTATTGCCAAAGCTGTTAAACCTATTTCCTTTGCTGTTGTTAAAACATCGGGAATTTTATTGATACTATCTATAAGTCTTAAATTACTATAATCAGTTAAGTATGAGTATGCAAGTTGGCATATCTCATAGGCATCACCCCTTCTTTGTCAATTAGACTATTTCCTTAATAATATTATAACATAAAAAAAGAATAACTGTAAAGTTATCCTTTTTGTTCTTCTTTTTCTTCTAATGAAGCTTCTTCTAATATAACATTTATACTTCCGTTTATTGTAGCTAATCTATTGACAATATCTAAAAGAATAGGTTGGATTTTCACTTCTACCATTCCCTTCTCTCCATAAGTAGATATAGCAGAAACTTCACTAATAAATCTATTTAATTCTTCTATTTGTTGATGAACACTTGCAGAGTGTCCTTCTATAACTTTCAATCTCGTTTTAAGGTCTTCCATAGGATTTACCTCCTCTTGCGAATAATTTTTGTTATATAACTATATACATCCATCATAATAGATACGTCTTCCATAGAAGGAACAAAATCAGAATCATATTGCATTCTTTCTATGTTTTTCATATGTTGCTCCAAAGATAGATTGTGTTTTGCACATATTTTTTCATAGGTTTCTAAATCTATTATCATTTTTGAATGTTTTAATTTACGATTTTTATTAAGAATTTTCATATTATCTTCCTTTCTCAAGTTATAAATTAAATCTTCTAAGGGATTGCAACAATGTGGCATTACTCCATATCTAAGCCAAGCTCTGTATACATCATCAACCTTACAATCTCCCCAGAAATTTTCATAAAAGCAATTTGTATAGCACATTATAATCATTTCCTTTTTTATTTATTTAATTATAAAATATTTTTCTTGAGAAAGTCAAGTTATTTTTCAGACTTTTTGAACTCTTTTTTAAAAGAATTGATAAAGATATTGATTAAAGAAGTTTTGTCCAAATTTGGTTTAAATGATACTTTCTTTTGAGTTAATAAATTTTCTAAGTCTTTTATTGTTGCCTTTTTTATGATATAATCTATTAGAATATTGTTATCATCTATTGCATGTTTCAATTCTCCTCTTGTTGCTCTATATTTAATTATATTTTCAAACTCTTTATCAGTAATTATTTTTAAACTCTTTTTATTCAATATTTTATTAATTACTTTTCTTATCATAGAATTATTTTACCTCTTCTTCTATATCATCTTCAAAATTTACCATATAAGCATTAACATATAAGTTAATTAAATCTTCTTTTGATACTCCCTTATCAAAGAATATTCCAACTTCTGTTAGAGCATCTTTTAACCAAGAGATGCTTTTTTCTTCTGCAAACTCTTTTAACAGGTTATTATATTCTCGACCTATTTCTCTAATCATTTTGTCTGTTGTTTGCTTTTTTTCTACAAGACTTTTATAATCTTCTCTCCAACTAATAGGGACTCTCATAAACCCGTCTTTTTTTAATTGTTTATCAATCCATTTATCTAACATACTAACCTCCTTTTTCATTTTACATATATATTATATAATATGATAGAACTTTATGTAAAGTTAATCTTAAAAATCGTATATATCCCAACCGTCATTCTCTTTTTCCTTTAGTGCATAATCTGATACTATCATTTGTAATTTTGGTTGGTCTTCCCAATCATTCCAACTTATTGTTCCAACAGCTTCCATAAGATATCTTTTACTTTGTTTTAATGTATTTACTAATTCCTCATTATCAAATATAACGATATCTATATTCGGAGTTGATATTTTGACATGTTGTCCATCTTTTCCCATATATTCTGCCCCAATACAATCAATATTATATATATGCATAAGAGGTTGTTCAATTCCACTTCCCCAAATGTCTTCAGCTGCAAACATCTTTCCCAATGTTTCATTAAAAGGTCTACATGGAACAGATGCTTCAACGGTATATAATTGATTATCAAAATCTATTTTATCTAACTTCTCATATGCTTCTGCTAAAAATCCATCAAAACTGTCTTTAAATATTTTTGCTCCACACGCTTCTGCATGACCTGCGAATTCCCTTACTCCTGTCATTTCATTAAATATACTTCTTGGGTCCTCAAATCCTTCAGCAGTTATACTACGCATGCTGCCCGCCCAACAATCTGGCATAGTGGTATCTTCATAGTCATGAAAATGTTTTAATAATAATACTGGTCTTTTATAACTACTTAATAATCTATTTGCTATTAGACCAGACAACTCAAAAGGCAGTTCGTTTGCCTCATCAATATAATAAATGAGATTATGTTTCAGATTTATTTCTGGTTCAATAATTTTTAATGCTGATTGAACAAGTCTGTTTTGTTTAGCTTTTAAATTTTTACAAATACGACACATTTCAACATATCTTGGAACAACTTCTCCATTAGCACCTCGTTTTTGACTATTAACGTTTCCATTAGGATAAATTAAAGTATCAAATAACATTTGTTTTTCTTCCATTGAACCTAATCGTATTACTGCGTTTATATTTGGTCCGATAGACCATCCTATATCTTTAATCGTAACAACCTCTACGGGATTGCCCATCCTATCTTTTAATAATTCATTAAAAAATTCGTGATTTTTGATATGCCTTAAGCCATATCTAATAATATATTGATTTTCTAATTCTTGTAAACTCATTACATCTGCAACCATACCTATCGATGCTAATGCGTATAGTCTATCAAAATTATAATCTATATTGTATTTCTGACAAAAATATTGACATGCTTTTAATACTACTCCTGCTCCAGATAAACTTTTATTTGGATATGGTTCATAATTACAATTAACAACGATTGTATCAAAATCTTCTTCGGGGTAGTCGTGATGGTCAAAAATTATACTTGGTATATTCTTTTTACTTAGTGTCTTATAATCTTCTGGATTACCAGATGCGTCTGGAACTATAATTAAATCCGCATTACTTGCTAATGCTTCTTTTAAATCTAATCCATGCTCTTTTCCTTCATGTATACCAACCCTTATCTCACAGTTACTTATTGAACTAATAAAATTATACAATATGGCACTACTCGTGAAACCGTCTGTATCTGCATCAACCTGTATATATATTTTCTTTCTTGGTTCGTTTTCCAAACCAATAAGAATATCCTGTAATAAGTTGGCCGCTTTATCTATATTCTTTAATAAGCTTGGATTATTTTCATTTTCTTGAGATACCCGTAACCATTCTTCTGGTTCTTCTATTCCTCTGAATTTTAACATTTCTCTAAGTAAAATTCCTGGATTTATGTTGTTATAATCAACATTATCAAAAGTCCTCAATTTCCACTTTAGTTCTTTCATTATTTTCTCCTTTCTTACTAAACTTATCACTTAGTTCAGTAAATTTCTTTCTATTTCTATAAAGTTTATTCCAAATTTCTCTCCCCTTATCAATTGGAGCATCTTTATTATCTAAAAATTCTTGTTCCCAATCATAAACTAATTCAACATCAAATCCTTTCGTGTATAACTTATTTGCTTCTTTTAACATTTTATATAAGCCAAAATATTTATCATATCTACCATCTTCTTTTGGAAGCAGTGAGTAATCATTATCTAACGCCAATACTATGGTTTTTACTCCTAAGTCTTTTAATAATTGAACCTGATATATACTTACATTACTTCCACCTATAGATACAGCTTTGTTACCTACATATAAACTATCATACATTAGAGTAGATTTCTCAGATTCAAATATAATTGCTCTTTTGGCAGCTTTAATAGCACGCTTGTTAAAATTAAGTCCAAAAAGAATTTTTCCTCTATCATAAGAATATATTTCATTATTATGTATAAGGGGCATATATTTTCTTCCGTTTTCAATTTCATCTTGATTAAAGTTTCTTACTTTCGCACCAACAAAAGTTCCCTTATCATCGTATATTGGAATAACCATTCTGTTTCTTATCATATCAAATTTTATTCCAAATTTATCCATTGTATCAAAACTTATTCCTTCTTTTTCCCATATCTTTAAATACTTTTTATTACGAGAAAAACAGTCCATAACAGCCTTATTATATTCCGTTAAAGAATTATGCCAATCTTTTTCAACACGTTCTTCTACAACTTTTTTTTCATTATTTAATATTGCAAATCCATCTCTAAGTCGTTCTTGAATTATCTTTTCTAATACAATGGCAGCATTTGATAAACTGTATTTAATCCCCCTTGTTCGATATGCCTGAACGATGAAATCGAATGGGTTCATTGCTCCACAACAAGTATAGCAATAAAATTTTTTAGTGCTTTCATAATAGTATAGCTTATGTTTAGCCTGTCCTATTATTTCGTTATGACAACCGGTCGGCATAATTAGTTGATTATTATAATATCGTATAGATGTTTCTGGAATTCCAAATTTAGATACTAATTGAATTATGTCGCTTGTAGTTAATTGTTCTAATATTTTTTCATACTTAGAAGTCACTTATCTCACTTGCCTTTCTATTCTCTTCTATAACTTCTCCGGTATCGGGATTTACTACAGGGAATGATCCTTCTTTTACAAGTTGTTGAACAGTTATCTGAGTTGCTTTTATATCTATTGGATTATTTCCAGTATCTGTAACGAAACAATCATAACTTCTACAAGTTCCTAAATCTGTATATCTCCATATTCTTATACTTCTCCATTTACCCCTACGATTTTTATAAACATCTAATATTTGATTTGGTTCTCTTGTGCCTAACTGTGTTGCCAAACTTTTTGCCAATCCTTTTTCTTGTTCTTTTAAAATGGTTGAAGTAATCATTGCAAAGTCTACCTTGTCTGCTATACTTTTTGCACCTCTAATCATACTCTCATTTTTTATTTCTCTATCTTCATAAGAAGATGCGTTCAATTGAGTTGCTGTACTTATATGTATATCTAATTCATTTGCTAATTGTTTTAATTTATCTACAAATAGCATTAACCAAACATCATCTCTCATATCTTTTTTATTTTTATAAGTGGCACTTGATACATGAATATAGTCATAAAAAACATATTCTATGTTTTTTTGAAGTGCATATAACCGTATCTTTGCGGCAACTGAATCTATTGATGGCTCTGGTATAAATTCAATATATACGTCATGCGTGTTTTTTATTATTTCTACTGCTTTTTTTACTCTTTCTTTTTCTTCAAGAGTGTCATATCTTCCATTTAATATTTTTTCTTCATTAACACCAGATATATAAGCAAGAAACATTGTTTGTACTTCACTATGTTCTAATTCTGTTGTAATGAACAGTACAGGACAAGACATTCCAGTTTCTATCCATTTATTTTTTGATTCATCATAATAAGCAGGAAATCCTAACTTTGCAACATTACCAGCAGCCATTCTTGACTTTCCTGTTCCAGAACCAGCAGAATTTAAAAATACTTTTTTTCTTCTGGCTCCTCTTGTTACAGTATTTAAGTAATCTCCTACTAAGGGCATTCCTATTTCGGGTTTTTCATCAAATGATAAAAGTAAGTCGTCCAACCCTTCTCCTGCTTCAATGCCGCTTTTTTCTATAAAATTTTCATATCTATCCTCTATTTGAGCAACCTTTTCCCTATAATGGTCGATAATATTTTTATATGACATTTTATCAATATTATCTGCCATTTGCATAGCTTTTTCAGAATCTCCTTCGGGGTGGTATAAATCGCTTATATCTATTCCACTCTCTTCCAAGTCTTGTAAAAGAGAATATTTTTTTAAGTTATTATATTGTATTTCATAATCGTATAATTTATAATTCAAGTTATCTATTTCATTTATTTTGGAATTACCTCCAAGTTCGGTGAAATCTTTATATGCACTTGAACTTTTGGCAATTTGCATTTCAACTTCAGCAGGGTTTATATTACTGTTTCCTCTTGCATATATGTTTAATATAGCTGAATATATCTGTTTGTGTATTTTCTTCTTAAAGTCATTTGATTTTAAGGGATATCTTCCATCAAATATGAGAGATGGTTCATGCATTAAAAAAGATAATACTATTTTTTCAATCATTTCTTTATTGTCCATGAATCACCCCTCCAATGTTTCAATTAACGGTTTTTTTCTTTGATATTTAATAACAAATTCCTCGTGCTCTATTTTAGGAATTCTCTTTGGTTCCAAACTCTTCCAATATGAAGCAGCTTCTTTATATATATATGGAACTATTCCAATTCCACCCATAGCTTTTTCTTTTGATTCTTTTTTTATCTCATACCAATATTTTAATGTTAAATATATTCCTTTATAAGATAATCCCTGAGCAACAAAATCTTTTATTTGAGTTCGTATTTTTAAAAAATTAGCATCTTCTTTAAATATCTCAGCACAATATTGTATAATCATATTATATGCGGACCCATCAACATCAATCTTTGGTTCATTACAAGTTATATGAGCATATCTTCTGCCAATTTTTTGACACTTTATTTTATCTCTATCAAATTTCTCTTGACAATATAAGCACGTTACTACATGCATATTGGTCCTCCTTTCTTATAAAGAAAAAGTAGCGAATTATTAGTTCGCTACTAATGCTTTTAAATCAGCCAAAGCAGCTTCAACTAATTCTTGTTGTTTTTCACTTGCTTCAGTAATCTTATTGTTTTCACCTAAGTAAGAAGCAATGATTGCTTTAGCTTTACTTGATATTTCCTTATCTCCAGCATTGCTTTTATCTGCAACAATTTTTAAAGTTTCATTAACTTCTTTTACTACATCTTTCCATTCTCTTATTGTTGGATCTTCTATTATCGCTTGTTGAACAGCCGTAGAAGTTCCTGTCATATCTGCTCCCGATTCGGCAAGAGTTTTGTCCGCTTCTTCAATAATCTTAACTAAATTATCATATGAGAATACTGCCTTTTCTGGAAGATTAGTATAGCGTCCTCCTGCTTTTACTCTAATTCCATTTGCTATAGTTTCTCTTAAATACATGTATGGAACTGTTTGACCATTTTCATTTGGTTCTGCTATTACATTAACTGTCAAATCGGCTAATCCTTCTATAAAGGAACGAGGTCTTTTTGGAAGGTCTGGCATAATTTCTGTACCATACTTGAAACCAATATCATTTGGAACATCTTTAGCTGTAATATGACTAATCATTACCAATCCATAACCTTCTCTTGCTATGTCCATAATAGCTGATGAAAATTCATTCATACTTTTATTTTGACTAATACCGATTTCATAATCAGATAAATCGCTTCCATCGTTTTTTTGCATCCAAGTAAATTTAGCACATAAATTCCATAAGATTCCTAATGGGTCAATACCAATAAATTTGAATTTTTCTTTTGCCTCATCACTTTTTAATTGTTTAACAATTTGTTTAAATTCTGTCCACGTGTTACATGGTTGAACTAAAGCACCGGAAATTAAATTAGTACCAGGTTCACAACCAATAATAAGACAGTCTGGTAATTTACTTAAAAAAGTGGTTTTACCAGTTTTCTTTTCTCCAGATAGAAGAATTATTTTTCCTTCTAAACCTGGTTTTACTTTTGTTGGTTGAATATTCATAATATCAATTGCCATTTATTTTCCTCCTTCTATTAAAAGTCTAAATATGGGTCTTTGGTAGCTGTTGTAGTTGCCATTCCCTTGTTTGCTAGTGCACGTTCTTCAATATCTTTTAATGCAGCAGCTCTTAAAGATAATAACTTATTTCTATTATAAATGTGTTCATCTTCTGATTTTGGACTTGTTCCACTATTTATAACTAATTTTTTGATAGTATCAGTATACTTCTTTGTAGAACCTGAACCAAAAGCTGTTTCTTGAGTAATCTCTGTTACTCTTTGTTCATAAACAATTTCTCCATAAGCCGTTACTAGATCACCAGGATTCCAATTGTTTTCTATATATTTAATACCTTCTTTATTTGTAACAAACATTGGAACTCTTACAATTCTTTCTCCAAATGCTACGGATAATAATTCTACTTTTAATTCTCCAGTAGGTTCTCCATCTGCATTCACTACTTCTTTTACTGAATCTACTACACCTTGTATTGTAAAAGAGTTATTTCTTGGAGCAGTTTTAGTAGCTTGGTCAACAAATACGGCTCTAATTCTCCAATTTTCCATAACCTTTCCCGTTTTATCAGAATAAAATGAACTATCTGTAATTTCACCTCTATTTACGCTAATTCCAACAGCTTCAGCGTTTCCAACTGTAGCAGCAGATGGCCAATTAACCATTTGTAGGTGTCTATCATATAGAGCATTTCTGGTACCATCTTTTTTTAATTCATATTGCATACATTCGATAGGGATAATGCATTCATCCGTCTCTGTGCCTGTATTAACTTCTAAAGTACCACCAATAAATTTTCTACCGTTTTTGTCTGTCTTAACTTCTAATGTATTGTTTACTAATAATCCTTGAAGTTCAACTACATTTTGGGTAGGTTGTAATTTTTCATTCATATTATTTTTCCTCCTTTTCTTTAATTTACATTTTTATTTTATCATTTATTCTTTTTCTTGTGAAGTTTCACTTAATCTTTTCTCAACTTCTTCTTTAATTGGTTGTTGACTAAGGTCCATTATCATTAGCTTACCTTCTCTATAAATAAAAGCATATTCTCCATTTTCAAGTCCATGCTTAATTATAAGATTGGTAATGTCAGTTTGTAAATCAAATATACTTTCTGTCATAAAATGCCTCCTTTAATAATTGAATTATATTATAATCCTGTTTTTTTGTAAAAGGTTTTTAAAATTATAATTTTTAAAAAATAAAAAGACCTAAATTCGGTCTTTTAAAGCAAATTAAATAGTATATTAAGTCAAAAAAATTTTTTGAATATCATTTATTCATAAAAAATTAAAAAAGCAAAATAAGTATCAATTAAACTATTTAAAAAACCAAATATAATATAAGTATAACACCAATTACTTTTTCTGTAAAGTTTTTCATTTTTTAAAATATTTTTTGTTTAATTTGGCAAATTTGATACTTAATATATATTTATTTTTGTTTTAAAATATTTAATAATATAATTATA